GTTGTAAGTCCCACATCATTTAGGCAAGGGTCTATGGTTGTCTCAATTCAGTTGAGAAATTACGCCCTGTAAGTCCTATACACAAAAACGAGGAGATGGATGTGCCTCTCGGTTCGCAACCGAAGAAAGAACTAACATCCCACGTGTTTTTTAACCCCTTTTTTTAAATGGCAACAAGATCAAGGATTGGATTACAAATCAATGATGAAGCGATTCTATCGGTTTATCATCACTGGGATGGTTATCCTGAGTGGTTGGGTGTTACTTTAAGAGAAAAGTTTAACACAAGAGAGAAGGTTGCAGAGTTGATTGATGGTGGTGACATTTCATGTTGTGATTCTGATACTGATTGGGATCGTAACGAATTAGAAACATCACGTCCATTATACTATAATGAGAGAGGAGAGAAGACAGAACCACGTTTGGATCTAAATTTTGATGAATATGTAGAAAATCCTGCTAATGATGCAGAGTTTGTTTATATCTTCACATTAGATCATCAGTGGGAATGTTTTGCCATAAGTCAGAAGTACAATGAGGATTTTACAGAGGTTCTTCAGACTAACGTAGTTCCAAAGGAAATCCCACAGAAGGAGACAGTTAAATAAGTGGCATAAGACCCCTTGATTGGGGTCTTTTTTTCTATTATAATACTAAAGTAATCAATCAGGAGAGCATTTATGGCATTTCAGACAACAACACTTACAAGTGCTGAGTATGAAACAAAAACTCTTGAACAGAGAGTATTTGAATGGACAGAAGGGTATTGTGAAGCACTTGCTGAGAACTACAAAAGGTATCATTTGAAGTCAATGAAGTACCTAAATGCTCAGAGTGGTTCAGAGTATTCACGTAAAGAGATTGAAGCAACAGAGAATGGAACTGCAAATTTAGTAAGGTTCCGTATTCAGAGTGGTAAGAAGTATTATAAGGTTATTCAACAGGATTTTGACACCTTCAGAGATAGAAATGAGTATCGTGATGGTGGTGTTCATGCCTTTGTTGATAAGAAAACTGGTGAAGTATATAAACCAGCATCTTGGAAATCACCAGCAAAGTATGTAAGGTATGATCTAAGAATTATTGAAGATCGTGCTAAGTTACATGATCCAACATTCACAGGATGGGCAGGAGGGTATCTTTATTTAAAATGAGCAAATTAATGACAACAAAGGAGAAATTAGTTTTTCTCCTCTCCTTCCTATGGTTCTTACATTGGGGTGTTAATATCACATCTTTACTCATAACCAAAATCGCATTTTAACAAGATGACCTATTCGCAGAAAGCAAACCCAGATGCAACTAACTCTGAGTTAGATGCAAAGAAAATTGTTAAGAATGTCCAACTAACTTCGTCTCAAAGAGATGAACTAATTTCACAATATGTTGAGTTAGTTGTTGATGGCATGGATCTTGATTCTTTGGTGCAATATGCACATGAACAGATAGCAAATTATGTTGATTCATTATCAGATATTGAATTAAAAGAGGAAGTTGGTAACTATGATGAAGAGTTATTTGATGAGTTAGTTGATAACGTAACTCAACAATATCCTAAACAACTTAATACTTTTGAGGAAGAAAGGTACATTCAAGAATTAATGAAGGAGGTGGATTAATGGGAAGAACCTTACATCTTACTCATACTCAATATGAGGTATTACATGGTCTGGTAGAGGACATAGTAAATGATATGCCAGAAGATGTGGTTGAGCATACTGAAACCTTTAAAATCTATCAAAAACTTCAATCCATGAGGCACAATTAAATGTTATTAACATCTGGTGACTGGCATTGCGATCAAAGTAGAATCCTCACAGAGGAGATACATGCTTTTATGTGTAAAGAGTATCCACAGTTGAATGATGTTGTAATAGAAGTAAATCAGGTTGATTTGACCAATGAGTATGGTCTTGGATTCTGTCAGGTGGATGAGGATGGAGAGTTCCTAATTCATATACACAATAATCAAGTACCTACAGAGTATGCTGAGACTCTATGCCATGAGTTAGTACATGTAAGACAGACCATAGATGGATTAAAGGATGATGAACTAAGAGAAGAAGAAGCATACGTCATGGAGAAGATCCTTGCCAAGGACTTTTGGGACACTTATGGAAGTGGCACATTCTTTGTTACGCCTTGGACTAATATGGGTTATAATACTAATGTAATCAACAAAGGAGACCACTAATGAACAGTTTAGATGAGTTTGTTGAGTATGTTTGGTCATTCTATAATCCTACTGATGGATTATACCCGATTCTGAACTTAGAGAAAGAGCATATTCTTGATGCTTTTTACATCTATGAGGATAGAATCTTAAAGGGTGATCTTGAGTATGCACATTATTCATGGGGTGATGGAGATAGTTTAGATCGTGAGAGAGTCAGAGATATTATTCTTGAGCAACCCCAATTCACACAACAAGGAGTTTAATCATGTACGTTTCAGAATCATTTGGAAGACATTTCTGGGTTGATGATGAGGATCAATTCAGATCCGCACCCAGTTTCATTGATGGCACTGCTGATCTTGATAATGCAGATTATGTATCAGACTGGGAAGAGTGGGAAGGAGTAGATTTTGATTTACTGTTTGCCATTTACAGAACAGAACTTCACAACAAGTGGAGTCATGCAAATTCACTTTCATTTCAGGGGGCAGCATGAAATTTTTAGTCACAGACATTATGTTCGACTTTGAAGACTCACAAGGTGAGTTGGATCTTGAAGATCAAATTGATGTATGTCAGGATACATTGGGTATCTGGGAGGCAGATGATGAGGATGAGTTAGTTGATAAGATCTCTGATAGAATGGGATGGTGCGTACAATCAATAAACTACACTACTAACCTTTTACATCCACTTACTTCATACAAATAGGAGTTTAATCAAATGAACAAAAGTAAAATCAAACGACTTGAAAAGGACATTGCTTATTGTATTGATGATCTCAATTTAGGCAATGAGGAGATAGGTGATCTTCTTAGATGTTGTGAGAGACTCGGAGTGGCAGTTGAGCAGTTCTGTGAAGAGTTTGTTTTCATTTGTGTAGATGATGAGGGTAATGAGGATGTAGAGGCATTAGAGAGAGTACATGATGATTCATATCTTAATATTGCAGAGTTCAATTCACTTTACTGGGAGGGAAACCAATGACACTTAGAACCTATCGCATCTTTGCTAAACGTGAGGAGTATTATTGCACTGAGGTTGAAGCAAAGAATGAAGAAGAGGCATGGGAACAGTACAATGAATCTGATTGTATTGACTGGGAACCACTCTTAGAGGGTGGAGACTTTGAATCATACGATATTGAGGAGGTAGAGTGATGAATTTTCCTGATCCTTGTTTAACTGGCATTGAACAAGAGGAACAGTATGAAAAGTTCCAAGAGTGGTTAAATCAATGCCCACTCAAAATCACAGAATATCAGGATTTTACTGATATGTTTGAAGTTACCTTTGCATTTGACTAATGACTAAACCAAAGCATGTAGTATGCCTAACCGAAGAACAAATCTCTACAGTATTATATGTTTTAGAGGGGTATATTAACCCTTCTGATGATTACGCTTATGATCCTGATTTTAGAGAGGATATTGATAACATATTCAAGGAACTGGAAACAGTCCTTGATAACATTGACCAACCTGAAACTTTCATTCCTAATTTCCATGACTAAAGTACCATTTGATTTTGACTACAACGTAACATTCAATGTATTGGATGTAGTGTCTCAATTCTATCCTGCACTGAGTGAGGATGAGAAACAGACCATTGCCTATGAGGTGGTAAAGAACTATGATTACTCAATTACCTTTGAGGATCTACTCACACCGATTAGAGATGCAGCAGCAGACAATGGCATATTCCTTGAGGGTAAGGATGGAGTAAAAGAAGAGGAGGATAACATTTATGTATTAAACACCCCTAAATCTGCATTGTTTAAATGAACACAACAACAGTATCTTTCGCACCGATTACCAAACGTGCCAGATGTGGTAGAAGAGGGAAACATATTATGTGCCCCAACTGCTCATCAATTTCAAAGGTCTATCATTTTTCTTGGTCTGCAATCGTCTGCCAGCAATGTGATACTACAATAGATAAACTATTATGGAGTATTGAACAATGATTTTACAGTTCCTATCAATCATTTTAATATCTTGTATTCTAATTACATTTTATCTTAAATTGTATGATCCGAGATGAGGAAAGCGATTTTTTTTAAACCCCTTGTGACCTTTATACTGGGCATGAGTCTGGTCATTGCATATAACTGTTATGCAAATCGAACAGTAGATGATCTATGGTACTTGGAGAGTGCCTATAACATACATTGACATAAGCAGTCAAATGTATTATAATTACTTACAATAACTCTTAGATTCAAATGTCCGAAATACAATTATACAGAATCGAAGAACTGGCAACAAGTGATTGGACAGTTCTACCCGATAATTGCACTCAACTCACAAAGGAACAAGCAAAGGCACGATTAGATGAATTAATCCTTGAAGGATATAATCCAAATCGCCTGAGAGTTCGAGTAGATGTATGAACCCGAAGTTGATGATTATGTCATTTGGGAACGTGAGTGTTGGAACGGAAATCATGTAGATGAAGGATGGGTGTATTTCAAGGGTGATCCAGTAGATAATACCCGAAGAATAAAAGAGGGATGGAAACCGACTGAGAGATATATTACCATAGAGACTGGTATTCGATTGAAACCAAAATGCTCTGTGGCAAAGAATGATCCTCATAAGTATATCCATACATTACTGCTTTGTTATGAATCACAATGGAAAGATTTGAGATTCATAAAAAAACGTAAGCATAAGGAAGTACAGCATTATTCAGAGTATGATGATGTATCAGGGAATGAAGCATGAAAAGTGAATGGGCAATATGGAAGAATTTATTTACACCCGAAGAGTGTGATTCTATTATACAACGTGCCTATCAAAATGAGTTTGAGGATAGTACAGTTGGTAATGCGAAATATGGTAATCAAAAGATAGATCCTGATTATCGGAAGAGTAGAATACAATGGATGGGATTAGATAAGTTTGAGGATGTATTTGATAAGTTATGGAAATCTACAATAGAGGTCAATCACGAATATTTTGGTGTTCATATTGATTTTCTTCCTTCCTTACAATTTACTGAATATGATGAATCATACTCTGGTGAGTTTAAACATCACAATGATATGATATGGATGACTGATAATAATCGACATCGTAAATTAAGTTGTATCATACATTTAACAGATCCTAGTGAGTTTGAAGGGTGTCAATTAAATGTAGATACTGAAAGTAATGATTTTCCGAACCATGATAATGATCGTGGTACAGTCGTATGGTTCCCTGCAATGAGAACACACTGGGTGACACCTATTACCAAAGGTAGGAGAAATAGTGTTGTATGTTGGTTTGAAGGTCCAAAATGGAGATAGTCGAAAGAACATGGGGTCACTATAAAGTATTATACTCTGGTGATGGATTTAAGGTGAAGGAATTAGTGATTAATCCTCATAGTTCCTTATCAATGCAAAAGCACCAATATAGAAGTGAAACATGGAGTATCGTTTCAGGTGATGCAGAGGTACTATTGGGTACTGACAACAAATTAAAATTAACAAAAGAAGAAAGTATTTTTATTCCTATTAACACTTGGCACAAAGGAATGAACAATACAGATAAACCAGCACATATAATTGAAATATGGCGAGGCATAAAATTAACAGAAGATGATATTGAAAGAAAGAAATTAATCATGTAAAATGTTAACTTACTTACCCTCACATTGGAATAAAGGAATTGATCTAATACACATTGATCTAAGAACCCAAGAACAAAAATGGGATTCAATCAATCGACAGATCAAATTTAACTTACATGCAAATTATTGTATTGATACAGTATGGTGGTTAAACTAACAATAGTACCACTTATACCCATAGGCATGACACCACTTAGGTGAATGAATGTTCTTATGTATGTTTGCAACACCAGTTCTATCACCTTCTCCCTTAATATAGTATGATGCCTCACTTAAACTATCAAAGTATAATACCTTAGTACCTAATCCCTTTTCTACTGCCTTTACTTTTCTTTTCATCTTTTCTGCACTCTTTTTACCTAAAGCACTATAATAGTCAAATCCTCTATTCTTATCAGTTACTTTAATATGGTTACGTGATACTTTCCTAGTACCGTCAAAGCGAAATAACCACCATCTCTTACAATGTGTCTTTGCAGTGCGGGGTGAATCTAATGATAGTTTAACATTAGCATTAGCATATCTATTACCTTCTATCTCTTCAGCACAATCTGCTTGACTATCCCATTCCTTATATTCTCCAGTATCAATATTATATCCATATACTCTACATCTAATTCTAACCTGTTTATCTTTCCATTCTTTTAATTGTTCTCCTTTCCATGTCCATCTATAACCATGTGATTGAAATACCTTATTATTACAACATACTCTAATACCATTTCTTTCACTCCTTTTAGGATTACGACCTAATGTTTCTAAGGCAGCAACACCCATAGTATCATAATCACATATGTAATTACCTTCTAATGTATAACAACTAACAGCACGACTCTTAGGATGATTACTCCATTGCTTTGGATCTTTCTTTACACCCTCACCACCGAATGTAGCATTATATCCTTTATAGTAAGTATCGTATTCAGTTATGTAATGTGATTCTCTTTCATCTACTATATCATCCTTACATTCTTCTAATACTCTAAACTTAAAGTTCTCTACTCCATACTTACGCAATGCACGTATAATAGGCATATTACGAACACGAGAGTATGATACTGTATTCTCTTTATGCTTAGAGTGGTAAATATGCTCTTTCCATCTATCATAAGGATTATCTTTACTTGTCTTTCCAATGTAATGTTTTGAATTGATTTTGTTTGTAATTGAGTAAATGTATGCCATAAAATGAAGGAAAGGGGATGATATTAAATATAAGTATGTATTATGTATAAAGTTTAGCGTAAAGATTGTTACGTTTCTTAAAAGGGTAGTATCCTTGAGTATCTTTTTTAAACACTCATTCTTTATGTAAGTTTAGCGAGCGTACCATGAACCGAGCGATTTGTCAAGTATCAGGATCGCTCAGAATTCTCAGGGGGTTGCGGTTTTCGTATTTTCGTGGTATAATATTCTTATATTCGTGGGAGATCTCGACTAGATTTGTGCGTACATAATCTCGACTAGATCGCACCTGCAATATACACATATCATATATCATATATTATCTCGACTAGATACACCTGCAAGTATCATACATCATATCGCATACATATAATCTCGACTAGATATGCGAGCATATGTATATACATGCAACTAGATTCCTCTGCAAATATATACATTTCGTAACATATAGCATTATACATACATATATACTACTGTACATCATGTCATGTGACACTATGCGTAGCGTCACACGTTGCATATTACGCACATTCGTGTTATAATCAATCTAGTTAATTCTTCTCAGTTATGTATGATTACGATGCCGAATTCGTATGGGAATATGATTACTCATGTCATGATTACCTTGAAGAAAGTAATACTTTAGATGAAGATTACGCAAGAGATGATAACAACAATTATCAAGAACTTGCATACCGTCATTTTGCATAACCCATTATAATTCGTTTTTAAAAGTATAAACAATTCGTGTGCCAGTTGCGTGAGTGGATCGCAGCTGGAATTTTTGGTGTCTGGGTGCCAGTTGATAAAGTGTCACATATTTTTCCCATTCGTGCCTGAAATCGTTTATATTACATTTGTCCAACGGATTTCACCCCTTATGAGATTACAATCTTCTGGAAATGGTTCAATGATTGTTGACTTCTATCCCACCAAATCTTGGATAGATGGTAACATTTTTGAAGACAAGTTTCTCAAGGTGCTAACATTTAGTGGCAAAACAATGAAGAAGAAAGTTGTTAGTCACGCTGAGATGATTGCAGAGATTAGTTCTTATCTTCTCCACAATTACACTGCAATTTCTAACAACACCCTTCCACAATTCATTCGTTCTTAAATGTCACAAACTGTTCGTTCCCTAAGTATCACTGAAGCAGAGGAAACTGTCCTCGTTGAAATGATACAATACTTCAACGATTTGGGTTGGATTAATGACACAAACGTTGATGAATATGAGTCACTATGTGAAAAGATCTGCGAACCTGCATTTTGGGAGTATAATTAAATGGGACAATTTCAAGACCCCACTGATTACACTTTCAGAACACCCGATGGAAATGAAACCACTTTCAGTGCGTATGATCTTGACACTGCGTTATGTCAAGCACCCCCAAACTCTGAACTTATAAGAGTAAATGGCGACACCCGATTTTAGTGTGCCAATTAAATAAGTGTCACACAAGACCCCCAAAGGGGGTTTTTTATTGGTATTATTAAAGAGTACCAAAGGATTTTTTACATGAGCACACTTGTAAATGAACAACTCTATGAAACATGCTTTGACGAATCATTTGACGAGTACATGCGTATCAGTGGTTTATCAGGTGATCAGATGAGCGATTGGATGAGAGTTAATCCGTTCGTTATTGAAAGAATAGAGGAAATGGCATATAAAAAGTTTCAAGACATGTGCCAGTAATATGATTGACCTCTATGACCTGCTCACGGATGATGAGTTAGAAACCGTCACCGACATCTTTAAAGAGGCAATGGGTAGAAATAACATTTTACCCGAAATATGGGAACCGATCCTCAAAGTAGAGACCAGTTGAGAAACTGTCACACAAGAACCCCACGGGGTTCTTTTTTCGTGTATATTAAGAGAGTCAAAACATTTTTCTTATTATGTTCGTTGATCCACGGTACGAAGACGAAGCAATCGCAGCACTCATGGAAGAGGCATTGTCAGACTCAGAACAGGAGAAATTTGACATCGAAGCATACTTAGCAGGGGATAAGGATTATGCTTAATTATTCGTCATCTATGTATGCTGAGATTGAAAAATACGCAGCAGACTTAGAGATCACTTGCGATTACTACCTATTAGAATTCGCTGATCTTGAGACCCCTGACCCTGATTCTGACCCTAACTGGTAACACCCATGAACACAACGATTCGTTATTCATTCCCAAATGATTGTAAATTTCGTTACATGTCATTCGCTACCTATGAACAGGCACTGAATTGTATAAACCTGTTCAGAAAGATCGAAGTCAAAGCGGAATTGAAAGTTTGAAACAAAACTTATTGTTTCAGTTTGTTACAAAACCCCTATAAGGGGTTTTTTTATTGGTACAATATGAGAGTACCAAACGAAATTCGTTTTTTATGCCTGTTAAGTCACCTGCTGCCACTCCTACAAAAACACGTAAGACACGCACTCGTAAGACTTCAAACAAAAAACCAGTGGCACCTCGTGTTACTGTTACCACTTTCAAAGGTGGTAAAGTGGTTAAAAAGCAAACCACTCTCAAACGTCCTTCAACTGCACGTCTGATCTCACCTCAAAAATATCTTAAAGATATTTCAACACGGTGGGCAATCCACAATTTTGAAATCCAAGAACTTTTAAAGGATTTTTCAAAGGGTTTGGATTTCGTCAAACCCTACCATGCACAGGCAGTGAAAACAGTCAAAGCATGGACAGTCTAAGAACTGGCACACAAGACCCCCACAGGGGTCTTTTTTTATGTATACTTAAAGAGTACTAAAGGATTTCTTCCATGCGTAAGATTGAAAGGCAAATGAATTTCGCTATTTCAAACAAAGGCAACTGGTCTAATTCAAACACTACGGTAGAATATAACGATTCTACCAACTGCTCAACCGTCTTTCTACACGGTAATCGCATTGCTACTTACGATCATTCGTTATGTGCAGTAAAGATTTCGTCCTGTGGGTGGTATTCAAACACGACAAAATCACGTTTGAACGCTATTCTCCAGGAAGTCAAATATGGGTGCTCAATCTTCCAAAAACAGTTTGAGTGGTTCGTTTCGTACCGTGATGACGTTAAAGATTTTTGGGATGGTATGATACTCGTTGATGCGGATCATTTAGAAATCGCATAGACCAGTTAAGAAACTGCCACACTAAACCCCCGAAAGGGGGTTCTTTCGTTTATACTAATAGTATGAAAAATCTTCACATCGAACACCCCGAAGACTGCATCCTCACTGGAAACCTTTCCATATTGGATGCGTTTTTTATGCCATTTATTCTTTCGTTAAAGATTGACGGAGCACCCGCAGTCGTTTGGGGTCGTAATCCTGCCACAGGTAATTTCTTCGTTGGCACAAAATCAGTGTTTAATAAAAGATTAATTAAGATAAACGAATCACATGACGATATTGATAAGAACCACAGTGGAATCGTTGCCACTATTTTACATTTTTGTTTTCGTTATTTACCACATACAAATGATATAATTCAAGGTGATTTCATCGGGTTCGGTGATAGTTTCACTCGTGAATTTACCCCTAATACAATAACATATAAGTTCGTTAATTCTCCGTCGGAAAATATCATTATAGCACCACATACATTGTATCACGCAGAAAGTGATTTAAGGGATGCAATTTCTTCGCCATTGTTAACAACTTTGGAGGGTAATTCGTTCTGTCGTTTTATACAACCTAAAGCGTATATTCGTGAGGGGGTTAATAAGATTAAAGGGGTCGTTAATTTCGCTAAGTCGTTATCACAAACCGTTTCTTTCGTAAGTGATAAAGAAGCAACCGTAATTAAGCGTGAAGTTAACAAGTATATACGTGAAGGGTTAGAGTTAGTTCCAGAGCGTATTTTAGACGGAAAATATACAAAACTGTTAGAACTCTATATGTTAACAATGCGTATCAAATTAGAGGTTCTTCGTTTATGTCGTAATAATGCGGATTTCGATTCGTTTATTGTTAACAACCGTATAGAGGGAGAAGGTTATATTATGCACTCTAATTGTGGCGTATATAAGTTAATTAATAGAGAGGTATTCTCACACGCTAATTTTACACTTAACTGTGCAAACAGAAGTTAACATATAGGGAATGTGTTTGCCCTTATAAAAGTTACACTAACCAAACCCCTAATTACATTGATTAAAATGTCAACTAATTTTGCTTATTTCCTTCTAGAAAATGCTAACAATGGCAATGAAATCCTTTCTGTCCTGGATGATATTGTAGAGGTTGAATATACAGCACTCTAATTGTTAACAACTGTATAAAAACTGAATAACATATAAGGGGTCTAATATGACCCCTTTTTTTGTTAACATATAGACCCCTTATATAACCCCCCTTATATGTTAACAACTATATGCCTAATATACATGATATTATTATAAACAATTACCAGGCATATTATATGATATTAAATATAAACAATTCATACACAATATGCATGATATTAAATATAAACAATTAAATCACATATTACACATGCTATATGTGCACAATTAATATGCAATATGCTCATATATGATATAAACAATATATGCCTAATATGCATATTTTAAATATAAACAATTGCCAGGTAATAATTAAACATTGTTAACATCGCAGTTGTTTAATTTGTTTTATGTTATTATTAAAAATCAACTACTACCCTAACCTACAAAGTGTTACGGAAGAGAGATATAAATTCCTTTCAATATAAAAAAATTTCCGAAAAAATTTTTAGTACTATATACCCACAGAAGAAGAAAATGGAAATCCTCACCATGCAAAAAAAATTCGACCATGAAAATACGACTGTAGAGATCGATCCAATTTCTGGGGAATATTATACAGTTATACCTGAATGGGTTATTCATGATATGAATTGGTACGAGGGATCCGAAATAAGTTTTGACATTGAATCCGATGAAGTTATTATCAGAGACACAGAAGATGAATAGACCCACTTATCACATATACTTGGAGGATAGGTGCTTATTTAAAGATTTGAATGAAACAGAGTTTGATATTATATGGGGAAGACTATATCATTCTTACTGGGACGGACTAACATATACCAAAGTAACCGAACCTGAGATGGTAGATGCATCTTATTGACATCTACTATATAAACTGATATAATTGACGTGTAATTACAAAACGTTATGGCTAAAGGATTTACGGTAAAAGCAAAAACGCCCGTTAAAGCAAAATCCAAAGAACCAGAGTGGGACTTTGATAAAGCGAGGGAAATGATAAAGGGTAAAAGCATTGTATTTTGCTTACCTGGAAGAAATGTTTCATATACTTTTTTAAAGAACTTTGTACAACTGTGTTTTGACATAGTGCAGAATGGAGGAAAGATACAGATATCTCAAGACTATTCATCTATGGTTAATTTTGCAAGATGTAAATGCTTAGGTGCAAATGTACTTCGTGGTCCTGATCAGAAACCTTGGGATGGTAAATTACAGTATGATTGGCAACTATGGATTGATAGTGATATTGTTTTTAATACTGAGAACTTCTATAAGTTAATTCTTATGGATAAGGATATTGCATCTGGTTGGTACTGTACAGAAGATGGAGCAACTTCATCTGTTGCACATTGGATGGATGAGGATGACTTCCGTAAGAATGGTGGAGTTATGAATCATGAAACATTAGAAACAATGTCGAAGCGTAAGAAACCATTTACAGTTGATTATGCAGGATTCGGTTGGTTGCTAATTAAGCATGGTGTATGGGAACATGAAGAGATGAAGTATCCTTGGTTTGCTCCTAAGATGCAAGTCTTTGAATCTGGTGAAGTACAGGATATGTGTGGTGAAGATGTATCATTCTGTTTAGATGCAATCTCTGCAGGATTTGAAATATGGTGTGACCCACGTATTCGAGTAGGGCATGAGAAAACACGAATTATATAATATTACATTAAAGGGAGGGAAAGTATTATTCTCTGATCTTACTCAGATGGAATACTTCGAGCGTATGGAGGATCTGGCAATTGAATTCTATCAGACAGGTACTCCACATCCTAACGACATTGTTACTGAAACTTATCTAGAAAATGGCAACTAAATCAAACATAACCGTTGAAAAGGTTATATCCTATATTAAGGACAAATGGCAGGTATTCGGAGTAAGTGCTCTGGTTATCTTTATATTACAGATACTCTCTACAAAACTTCTTGTCTCGGTATTGTTAGGTCTTGGTGTAACCGCACTATTACCTTCTGATACTGTAAAGAAGGTTACTAAGAAAGTAAAAGGAGGTACTGAGTAATGGCAAAATCATCTGGAATCAGTGGTGGTGATTTTATTCAATCGCCCCCGAAGAAGTCTCGTCAAGGTCGAGGTAAGCATTCAAAATATGCGGCAACGTCCCGTAACTCGCCTCGTAAAAGATATAGAGGTCAAGGAAGATAACCTATAAAGCGTCTCGAAAGAGGCGTTTTTTTGTTTTTCTAAATATTGCTTATAAATAAAGATAAGAAAACTATTGACCTATGGCAATACAACGGGTTTCTAGGGTATTTAAAGACATTAGTTTGTCTTTTGAACCGCACCCTGTAACAAAAGATCTACCCGTACTCAAAAATGAGAGGGCAATTATTAAATCAGTAAAGAATCTAGTGCAAACTATTCCTACTGAAAGATTCTTTAACTCATTATTGGGTTCTGAAGTACGTTCGAGTCTATTTGGATTTGTTGATTTTGGTACTGCAGAAATTATTAAGGATCAAATTGAAACAACTATTGATAACTTTGAACCTAGAGTTGAAAATGCAATATGTGAGGTTGATCCAAACCCTGATGCCAATACATTTGAAGTTACTATAAGATTTGATATCATCGGACAAGAGTTTCCTGCACAAGAGTTTTCATTTTTACTAGAAGCAACACGATAATATGCCTTTTACTAAGTATACAAACCTAGATTTTGACCAAATAAAGATATCCATTAAGGATTATCTTAGAGCAAACACTGAATTCAGTGATTTTGACTTTGAGGGGTCTAATTTTTCAGTACTAATTGATACTTTAGCATACAATACCTACATTACGGCATTTAATGCTAACATGACTGTGAATGAATCTTTCTTAGATTCAGCAACACTACGTGAAAATGTAGTATCATTGGCAAGAAATATAGGGTATGTGCCTCGTTCAAGGGCAGCAGCACAGGCAACAATCAGTTTTGATGTAGAAATAGGTGATATGCAGACCTCTACTCTTGATTTAGAGGCAGGATTGGTATGTGTAGGTAATGCAAATGATTCAAATTACATATTTTCTACACCAGAACGTATAGTAACTACATTAACTAAGATAAATGATACCACTAGGAGAGCAAGTTTTAAAGATATTACCGTATATCAAGGTACATTCCTTCAAAAATCATTTGAAGTTAATGGATCTTTAGACCAAAGGTTTATTTTAGACAACTCATTCATCGATTCTTCAACAATTGTGGTTAGAGTAAGAGACTCTGCCAATGATACGTCAGAAGGAAGGGAATATCAGGTAGCAGATAACATTTTAAATATAGATAAAGAGTCAGAAATCTACTTATTACAAGAAGTTCAGGATGAAAAGTATGAATTACTGTTTGGAGATGGTTATTTTGGTAAAAAATTAAAAAATGGTAATGTAATAGACGTTTCTTACATTATTACTGACGGAAAAGAGGGTAATGGTGCTTCTAAATTTGTATTTTCTGGGAGATTTAGGGATGATAAGAGATTAATTGAACCTCCAACCAATTCTATAGTCGTACATACGTCTCAGAATGCTGCAAATGGTTCTGATATTGAAAGTATTGACTCAATTAAGTATTTTGCACCTAGAATTTACTCTTCACAGTATCGTGCAGTGACCTCAAGAGACTATGAATCCATTATTCAGTCAATTTATCCCAATACAGAGTCTGTTGCTGTTGTTGGTGGTGAAGAATTGGATCCACCAGAGTTTGGAAACGTATTAATTAGTATAAAACCCAAAAATGGTGACTATATTTCCGATTTTGATCGTCAAAATATCCTTGCAAAACTAAAAAATTACTCTCTTTCAGGAATTAACCAAAAAATCATTGATTTGAAGGTTCTTTTTGTCGAAATTGACTCTGCAGTCTATTATAACACTGCTCAAGTTACTAATGTTAATGATTTAAAGACAAGAGTTACGGATACATTGAATACTTTTAGAACTTCCAATATTAATAAGTTTGGAGGTAGATTTAAGTATAGTAAAATGTGTCAAATTATTGATAATGTTGATACTTCTATAACTTCTAATATTACAAGGGTAATTATCAGAAGAAATCTTAAGGCATTGGTAAATCGTGATACTCAATATGAATTATGTTTTGGAAATAAATTCCATGTTAATAAAGATGGTTTTAATATAAAAAGCACTGGATTTTATATTACTGGTAAAACAGATACTTACTTCTTTACCGATGTTCCAAGAGATGATCATACAGGAGTTATATCTGTTGTTAGGGAAAATCAAAATGAAGGTAAATATATTGTTGAGGTTAAGTCTGCAGGTACAGTAGATTACGATAAAGGTGAAATATTAATCAATACTATCAATATTAGTGGTACATCTAAGATTAATAATATTATTGAAGTTCAAGCAATACCTGAATCTAATGATGTTATTGGATTATCTGATTTATATCTCGATTTTTCCGTTTCTGATAGTACAATAAATATGGTTAAGGATACGATTACTTCAGGCGAACAAATATCTGGTATCGGATACAAAACAACTTCTAGCTACTTAAACGGAGAACTAAAGAGGATATAACATGATACAAACGGGGTTTGAACAGAGAGTTAATATACAACAGGTAATTGACAGTCAACTTCCTGAATTTCTATTAGATGAAAGTCCAAAAAGTGCTGAATTTTTAAAACAGTACTATCTTTCACAAGAATTTCAAAGTGGTCCTACAGATCTTGCTGTAAATTTAGACCAATACTTAAAATTAAACAATTATAGTCAAGAAGTAATTCAAGGAGAAACTACATTATATGCTGGTATTAGTACGAATACTGATACTATTGAAGTATATTCTACTAAAGGATTCCCCAATCAATATGGTTTATTTAAGATTGATGATGAAATAATTACATACACTGGACTTACAACAAATACTTTTACTGGTTGTAAGCGTGGATTTAGTGGAATTACAAGTTATAGAACAGATTTAGAGTCTGAAGAATTAGTTTTTAGTTCAACTAGTGAGCAAACTCATGCTTCACAAGCAAAAGTAACTAATTTAAGTGCATTATTTCTAAAAGAATTTTATAGAAAATTAAAATACACATATACACCTGGACTTGAGGATGTAGAATTTGTAAAAGATCTTGATGTTAATAATTTTATCAAAGAATCGAGGTCTTTATACGAATCTAAAGGAACAGAAGAGTCATTTAGGATATTATTTAATGTTTTATATGGTGTAGAACCACAAATTATTGATTTAGAACAATATCTACCAAAACCATCTACTGCAGAGTTTTTAAGAAGAGAAATTGTTGTTGCTGAGAGAGTAGGTAATACTGGAGATCCTACTAAATTAGTTGGACAAACTATCACAAAATCAACTGATAGTGCAACAAAAGCATCAGTTTCTGAAGTTGAACCATTTACTAGATCTGGAATTAGTACTTATTATAAGATGGGTCTCTTTGTTGGATTTAGTGATCGTGCTTTAATTGAAGGTACTTTTAATATTCAAGCAAAAAGTAAGGTAGTTAATCCAGTATCAGCAGGTTCTTCGGTTATTACTGTTGATTCAACTATTGGATTTGGTGCTACTGGAACATTAATTTCCGATAGTAACGTTATTACATATAGTGATAAGTCAATTAATCAATTTCTTGGTTGTAAAAATATAGTTTATCCAATTGGTATATCATCTGATGTAAGAACTAATGAAGTTTTCTTTGGTTATGAAGATGGTGATACCAGTAAAAAGGTAGAATTTCGTTTAACTGGTGTTCTTTCTGAATTTGAAGCAACTAGTGATATTACAAGCACTACAGAAGGTCAATACCTATATGTAAAGAATGTTGGTGAAAAAATAAAAAATCCTGAACAAAATAAGACTTTTAAGCAAATATTTGCAAATTCTTGGATTTATAATACTAGTTCTAGATTTGATATAACAAATATTAATCAAAGTACTAGAACATTAACTTTATCAGCAGAAATTGACCCATCAAGTTTAAAGAAAGGTGATACTGTCGATATTTTAAAGAAAAGTACTCAAAATATTGCTTTTTCTGGTGCTATAATTGATATTATTACTCCTGGTACTAAACAAATTGAATTAAGGGATTTACTTGGATTTACAGTTGATCCAAATGAAACTTATACTATTAGAAGAAGAATAAAAACTGCTACTAGTACTGGAACACCATTATCTTATGGTCAAAATCAATTAACAGTAGATATTCAAAATGTTTATAATGAAAATGATGAAAATTTTTATATAGGGTCAAACTCTTTACCTGCAGGTAATATAACAAAAAATACAATAAAAGAAACTATATCAACTACAACGTTGAATAGTTTACAAGGATATGATCCTGCAACTCAGCAATATTATATTATTAGTTTTCCAGTCACAAGCGTTGATTTCGTAACTGGTGATAGAATTTATTATAATCCAGAAACTACTCAATTAAAAGGACTAGATGAAGGATATTATTATGTTAAAGTTTTAGATGCACCAAATAATAATCAAATTAAATTATACCAATCAAGATCTTTAATTGAACTTGATGGTACTTTAGATCCCAAAACAGGTTCTCCTATGAATACTGCAATGGGATTTGTTGGAGATGGATCAAATAACCATAGTTTTATATTAGCACATCAAAAATCAGATAAAATATTTCCACAAAAATTATTAAAAAAATTCCCATCTAAACAGAACTTACAAAAAGGTGAAGTAACTAAAACCATCCCAGGATCGACTGGAATGCTTGTTAATGGTGTAGAAGTAATAAACTATAAATCTGTCGATAAAGTTTATTATGGACCGTTAGAGAAGGTTGTAGTGTATGGTCAGGGTAAGGATTATGATGTAGTTAATCCACCAAAAGTAACTGTTGCTACTGGTGTTGGAATAACTGCACTTATACAACCAGTAATCGGTGAAGGTGTAATTAAAGATGTATTGGTAGATCCTCATGAATTTGATATAGAGAATGTAGATTCAGTTAGTATTTCTGGTGGTAATGGTTCTGGAGCAGAATTAAGTCCTGTTATGGGTCTTAGATACCGTGAAGTTGAATTTGATGTTCGTGAGTTATCAAATGGTGGTGGAATAGATGTAACTCAGGATACTATTACTTTTCTTACTGATCATGGGTTTAGTAATGGACAACCACTTGTATATAATTCAAGAGGTAATGAAGCAGTTGGAATTTCATCTGTTTATGGATATTCTGCTAATAATGCTGATGTTGATATTAAATTGCAATCTAATGCAATATATTATGCTCAATGGGTTAATAATAAAACAATTAAATTATTCCACACAACAGGAGATCAGCAGGCTGGAATTAATACTGTAGGTTTAACAACTTCTCATGCACAAGGAATTCATAAGTTTAGGACAGCAAAAGCAACTAATGTCTTAAGATCTGTTAAAGTTTTGAATGGTGGTTCTGGATATACTAATAGGGAATTAAAAGTAACACCAGCAGGAATATCTACTGTTAGTAATACTATTAATTTTAAAAATCATGGATTTAATGATGGTGATAAGATTGTATATAATACAGGTGGGACATCAATTGAGGGATTGACTGTTGAGACAGGTATAACATCAACTTCACAGCATTATCAAGTATTAAAAATAGATGATAATTCCTTTAGACTTGCAGATTCTGGAATTGGTGGAACAATAACATCAAATTATACTAGAAAAAATAATGTAAATTTAGTTTCTATTGGTAGTAGTCATCATAATTTCAAATATCCTAATATTGAAGTATCAATTGCCACTGGAATTTCTACTGTTGCTACTGGTGTAATTACAGCAACTCCTGTTGTACGAGGTAAGATTACTGATGCATACTTATATGAAGCAGGAACAGGATATGGATCAACAATAATTAATTTTCATAAAAAACCTATTATTAGTATTAAATCTGGTAAAGGTGCTGAATTTAAACCAGTTATTGTTGATGGTAAAGTTAGTCAAGTTTTAGTTTCTGTATCTGGTAGTGGTTATACATCTCCTCCAGATTTAACTTTGGTTGGTATTGGATCTGGAATTGGTGCTAAATTTAGACCTGTTGTACAAAATGGTGAAGTATCACATGTTATTGTGATTAATGAAGGCAGAAATTATGATGTTAATACATCTATAGCATCAACTGCAATTGGTTTAAATGGATTTATAGAACCTTATGTTAGAGAATTAACTTGGAATAATGGATCAAGATTTGGTGATGAAATATTAGTTGAAAATGTTGATGGATTGGAATATGGTTGGGTAGGATATTCTACAGCATTAGGACAAAAAGAATATGGTGATAATTTGAGAAATCATTCACCAATTATTGGATGGGCATATGATGGTAATCCAATTTATGGTCCTGTTGGTTATTCTGATCCTGAAGATGATAGTAGTTCAAGAATAATGTTAAGTGGTTATAGTCTTATTCCATCTAATATTACAGATAGACCATCATTTAGTAATGGTTCTTTTGTTGAAGATTATGAATATACTAATGCTGGTGATCTTGATAAACATAATGGTAGATATTGCAAAACACCAGAATTTCCTAATGGAACATATGCATATTTTGCATCAGTAGATTTTACAACTTTAGTATCTACATTTCCATACTTTATAGGAGATACCTATAGATCTGTTGGTATTGGACAGACAGTAGATCAAAATTTCAATTTTAATAATTCTGATTTAGTTAGAAATACATTCCCATATAAAGTTAATGATCTTTTTGCTAATAATGATTTTATTGTAGAACCCTATGAAATTACACAACAAAGAGCTGTTGTTGATTCTGTAGTTAAAGGATCTATTGAAAATATTATTGTTAATGAATCTGGCGATGGTTATATTGTTGGTGATACTGCTAGATTTGATAATACTGGAACTAATGGTGGTGGTTTAAGTGCATTTGTTTCTAAATTGAAAGGAAAAACAATTGTTGATATAAACACTGAAGTTGAAGATTATCAAACAACAACTTTAATTTGGGATAATTCAAATCAAGTTTCAGTGCATATAGATCCAGTACATGCTTTGGTTGATGAGGATAATGTTGTTATTTCAGGAGTTTCAACATATATTGCAGGATTAACTCAATCTCATGTTATAGGTGTTACTTCAGAAAGGACTTTCTTACTTGCTCCTGTACCTTCAAATTCTACAGTTGGATATGTGACAGACATTTATGTTTCTTCTATTCCTGATAGTGTTTCTGTTGGATCTACATTCAGTATTAAATCAGAAAGGGTTTCAGTTCTTGATACATTTGAGAAAAATAAAGTTATAAGAATTGTTAGAGGAGAATCTGTTGGTGCTGCATATACTGCTTCAACTGAATTAAATACAGTTCCATCATCATTCACTATCCCATTAGAAACACCATTATTTGAATCTAAATTAAACGATGTTAGATATTTTAATCCACTTCATTCTGTAGGTATTGGAACAACTACTGGTGGTACTACAACTAAGAATTATAGAATTGGTGAAGCAGACATTCCTGTATCAATTGCAAATCAAAGCATTTATATTCCAAATCATCCATTTAAACAGAATCAAAAATTAACATTTAAAAAATATAATAGTTCTAGTCAAAATATTGGTATTAGTACAGAACCAGATAGTAGTATTCTATCACTACCAGAACTGGGTGTTATACAAACAGTTTATGTAATTAATAAATCAAAAGACTTTATTGGTTTAACAACTCAGATTGGATTAACTACATCTACAAATGGATTATATTTCCGTTCATTTACTAGTAATGCTGATGATAGGGATTATAGATATTCACTAACTTCAAATTATACACAAGAAACCGCAAAAGCTGAAAAAATTACTGCTACTGTTGCAGTATCTACATCACATGGAATGCTTAATAATGATGTTATTGATTTATCAGTAAGATCAAATCAATCTGTTGGTATTGGTACATCTACTGCAGTAAGAGTTAAGTATCATTCAGGTTCAGATAAATTAATTGTCAATCCAACAACTTTTGCACACACAGCATTAAATGCATCAAAAAATGAATTAACATTAACCGATCATGGTTTTAAAACTGGTGATAAAGTATTCTATGATTCTACAACATCACAACCATTAGTAGGTTTAGGAACTGGTGGATATTATACTTATAGGGTAGATGATAATAAATTCCAATTATCACACACTAGATATGATACTGAACAAAATCCACCTATAATTATATCTCTTGATACTCCTAGTGCTGGAAGTACACATCAAATTTCTAAGATTAATCCACAGATTAATGTAATTAATAACAATAATTTAGTATTTGACGTTTCAGACACCACATTATCAGGATATGATTTTAAAATTTATTACGATAAAGAATTTAATAATGAATTAGTTTCTGTTGGTGGTACTGTTACTGATTTTGTAATATCAGATTTTGGTGGTGCTGTTGGTTGTGGTACTACATCAACATTAACATTAAATTATACTAATCAATTACCAACAAAATTATATTATAATTTGGAAAGAACTGGTTACATAAGTACTTCCGATACAAACGTTAAAAATAGTTCAGAAATAATATTTGGTAATAGTGTTTATGATAATACTTTTGCTATATCTGGTGTTGCTGCTACTAGTTTTAAATTCTCTTTAAATTCTTTACCAGAAACCTTACAATATACACAATCAAATACAGATATATTAGAATATTCTACTAGTTCTACTACTGCTAATGGTGGTGTGGATGCGATGAGAATTACATCAGGAGGACTTAATTACAAGAAATTACCATCATTTAAGTCTATTAATTCAACTAACGGACAAAATGCTGATATTATTCCAGCATCTACAAGTATTGGTAGAATTAAACAAGTTACTGTAGAAAATGCTGGATTTGAATATTCTGCTGACAAGACATTAAGACCAGAAGCATATGTTTCTCCAGATATTGTAGTAATTAATAGAAATACTATTACTAATATTGAAGTTATAACTGGTGGTACTGGTTATACTAACACACCTAATTTAGTAGTTGTTAATCCAGATACTGGATTAAAATATGATAGTGGTATATTTAAAGCAGAGATACAAGGATCTTCTATTGATAATGTTGAAATTGTACAAGCACCAAAAGGACTATCTGATGTTACAAACATAATATATTCTCTTAATAATACTAATGGAAGTGGAATTGAAACATGTATGTCATCTACATCTGGTATATTAACATGTTTTATAACAACACCAATTGCTGGATTTGCAACACCACCTTTTGCTGTAGGAGATAAAGTTTTTGTTGAAGGTATTGTTAATATTGGCTTTAATACAACAGGAACTGGATTTAATTCTGAAGATTATGGATTTAAATTCTTTAATGTTAGTGCTTATGATCCTAGTGTTAACCCAGTTAAGGTAGAAGTTGATTTATCTGAGTTTGTTACAAATGCAGGGTTGGCAGTAACTAATCAAAATGGATATGCATCTTTAATAAATCAAAATAATTATCCTACATTTAAATTAACACAAGAACCACTAGATTTTATTGAAGGGGAAACACTTCTTACTGCTGTAGGTACAGCACAGTCAATAACAAGTTATATTGAAAGAGATATAGTTATTACTCATACTTTATCTGATGGAATTAAAGTATTTGGTACTTATGATTTAGAAAAAGATCAAATAATACTTGGTAAGAGATCAGGAACATTAGCAACTATTAAATCTACTAACGATAATGAAGCATATTATAGAGTAGATTATTCTCTCAGACAAGATCGTGGTTGGAGTGATGATATTGGAAAATTAAATGTAGATTATCAAGTTCTTCCTGATAATGATTATTATCAAAATCTATCATATACTATTAAGAGTCCTATAGAATGGGAAGATTTAGTTAATCCTGTTAATAGACTTTTACATTCATCTGGACTAAAGAATTTTGCAGACACGGGAATTACTACTACAACTAATGTTACTGCAGGAACAAGTTTAGATTCTGATAGTATTACTATAATTGATATTATTGGTGAAAAGAGAGTTGATACTATTTCTGATTTTGATTTTGCTATTGATATTGATACATTAAGTAATAATAAATCAAGATTTATCAAACTAAAAACTAAGAGATTATCCGATTATATTGATTGTAATACTAACCGTGTATTGGCAATAGATGATATTAGTGGTAGTTTCTCTAGATCTGATAAAGTTAGTGATTTATTCAGTGATCTTTTAACTTATAGTGTATCTGAAGGTTATAATAGATTTTTAGTTCAAGTAGTAAATCCAAATAATAAAGAAAGACAAGCAACTGACGTTATAACACTTACTAATAGTTATGGTGGTCAATATGGTCAAGTTTATACAATAGAGAAAGGATCTATTGGTATAGGAACTGCTGGAACAAGAGTGGGTGATATTGGAGGTAATATTGATTCGGAAGGAATTTTAACTCTAAGATTTGATCCTATTGATCCATATACACATGATTATGATATTAAAGTTATAAGAACTAGTTTTAATTCATCTCTTGCTGGAATTGGCACTACAAAGTTTGGTTTTATTGATATTGATTCAAGAAACCAGATTGTTGCATCAAATACTACTGTTGGTATTATTACTGCAAATATTGATGAAAATGAAGGTTTTTATGCTAATGTTGAGATAATTAATGCAACAACAGATGATACAACATATGTTGAGATGTTTGTTGATCAGGATGGAACAAATTCTTATATATCAGATTTCTGGGTAGATAACAGAGGATCTAATAGTAAGTTCATTGGTGCATTTACATCAAATATATCTTCTGGTGTATTGTCAATTGATTATGAAAATGATGAAGCAAATTCAGTTTTAGTTAGATCTAGAATAGTTGGATTTGGTACTACTTCTGTTGGTATAGGAACTTACAGGTTCTTATCAACAGGTCAATCACCAGAAACTGAAAAAACAGCAAGATATGAAGCAAAGTATGCACTTACTGCTGCATCACCATCTGTTACTAATGTATTCAGTTTAGATAAGACTGATGCAACTACTATAAAAACAATTGCTAAGGTTGGTTATGGTTTAACATCTGCTTTACATCAAATATTATCAATAGGTGATGAAACAGATATTTACACAACACAATATCCATTCTTGTCTATTGGTAGTACTAGTGGAATTGGTACTTTTGGATCTGAGTATAGTGGTAGTAATGCAATACTTAAATTCTATCCAGATGCTGGTGTATCTCAAGAAATTACCATACAAACTTATAGTGAAGTAATTCAAACAGATAGAGATTTATTAAATGTACCAAATGATCTTAGTTATGGACCTGTAAATGAAAGGTATCTTCTTGGAACATATGATGGTCAAAATAGAAATAGACTTAATAAAGATGAATTTGTAATTAGACATGAAGGTGTTCCAATATATGCAAAAACATTTGATCCAGCAACTACTGTTAATTTAAGCACTGGTTTATTCACAATTAATGATCATTTCCTCAATACTGGTGAAAAATTAGAATATAGATCAACATCAACGTTTAGTAATATTACTGCTTCAGACATGGTTATGTCTAACGGTAGTGTATTACCAGCAGATTTATATGCAATTAAAGTTAGTGATAATACATTTAATGTAGCAACAACTAAGGCAAATGCAGTTGCAGGTACTAATGTTACATTTAATACTGCTGGTGCTGGAAATGCACATAAGATTGGAATGGTTAAGAAGGCAGAAAAAACTGTTCTTTCTCTTGATGGAGTTGTTCAAAGTCCATTAACATGGACCCCAATTAATCATACACTTGCTAATAATGGTGGATCTATAGGTGTTGGAGATACATATTTTGCATTATCTGGAATATCTTCTATTGTATCAAATGATGTTCTTAAAATTGGTAATGAGTATATTAAAGTTGTTAATGTTGGATTAGGAACACTTGCAGTTGGTCCTATAACAGCAGATGGTACATTTAATGTAATTGAAGCAGAACGTGGTTTTGTTGGAACAACTGCGGCTACACATAATGATGGTGCGGAAGCAAGAGTTTATCTTGGAGCATTTAATTTAATCGATAGTACAATCTACTTCACACAACCACCAATTGGAAATAATGCTAAACCTATAGATCCTGATACCAATCTTAAGACACCAAGATCTACATTTGGTGGAAGAGTATTCATGAGACAAGACTATGATACAAACCAAATATATGATAATATTTCCAAATCATTTACAGGTATAGGTGCAACATATACATTATCTGTAAATGGTATAAACACCACAGGAATTGAAACTGGTAGTGGTATTGTATTCATTAATAATATTTTCCAGACACCATCCACAGTTAATAACACTGGAAATAATTATAGTTTCAGTGAAGATTCAAATGTTGGAGTATCAAGTATTAAATTTACTGGTATAACAGATGATAGTGGAAATATATTATTATCTGATGAAGATGTTAATAAAAATCAATTACCAAGAGGTGGTGTTATTGTATCTTTAGGTTCTACCTTGGGTGTTGGTTATGCTCCTCCTGTTGGTGCTGCTGTAAGTGCTGTACTTAATAGTAGTGGTGGTATAACTGCAGTTGGTATAGGAACTACTGATAACAATGGTTCTGGATATCGTGGTGTTGTTGGTGTTGGTGTGACAGATGAAGCATATGTGCATAAGTTTGTAAGTGCTGCTACAGGTGCTGTTACTGGTACAGGTGGTCCATTTACACCAACAAATGCAGTATATGAATCACATACAGGTATATTAACCTTAACCATTCCTAGTCATGGAAGAAGTAGTGGTAATGTTCAACTTGTTAATAATTCATTAGTATTCACTTGTTCTAGAGATGGACATGCAAGTGAACATACCTATCCAAGAGCAACGGATCCTGCTGCAAATGGAAATAACTTAGCACTTACTAAGATTGATAATGATACAATTTCTATTAATGTTGGTGCTGGTGGTGGTAAAGGAACAGGTGCAACAGTTACAGCAACTGTTGGTGCTGGTGGAACCATTATATTTGGTGTTTCTGCTGCTGGTAGCAACTATGTTAATCCAAAATTTGTAGTATCACCACCACCATCATATGAGAATCTACCTGTTGTTGGTGTATCAAGGCGTGGTCTTGGAGCAACTACAGAAACTGGTAAAGGTTTATTAGTAACTTTGGATGTTGGTCCTGCAAGTCCTACACCTCAAGATAATAAGTTTGGTGATGCAGCAGATCTTATTGATAAGAATAGACTATTAATTTCTGAAACTGCTGCTAGAAGAATGAAGGAAAGATTCCCTTCATATAACTATCCATCAGGATTTGTTGAGCAAGATTGTATTGATGATGTAATTGATGTTCTTGAAGCAGTATCATATAATATGCGTTATGGTGGAAATGATAAGACATATGATGCATCACGTTTCTATATTGATGGTTTCTATTCAAACCCTGCTCCAGTTACTGGTGAAGAAGAGCAAGTTGTATATGCAATGATGGAAGCAAGAGATATGGCATCTCTAGCATTAGCAAATAAACCAATTGGAAGATTTGAAGGGGCACAATATGCACACACCTATAGTGGTGGTACAGCAACAAATGCGGTTGTTTCTGGTGGTGATTATGATCATACATTTGTTAGTGCTGTTACAAATGGTATTAATGGTTCATTAACACCAAATGGTGCTACTTATATTGCTGGAACTGGAGTATTAACATTAACATTTGCTAGTGCTCATGGAGTTGCCGATGGTGGAAATGTAACTATTGCTGATTATTCATTAGTATTCACTTGTGATAGAGATAATAATCAAACAAATCACGCATATCCAAGATCTGATGATCCTGCATCTGGTTCTACACTTAGTGCTACTCTTATTAGTCCAACATCATTCTCAGTAAATGTTGGTACTTCTCCATTAGTATTCAAGAATGTTGTTACAGGTTCTAATCCTGAGAAAACATCATATGATCCATTAACTGGAGATTTAGTACTTAATGTTGGTTCTGGTCATGGATTCCTTGCACCAACAACACTTGCTACACCTACAGCAGCACTTTATGCTCCAACAACAGGTGTTTTAAGGCTTACAATTCCAGGTCATGGTCTTGCAGTTGGTGATTATATTAAGATTGTTGATGATTCATTAACATTTACATGTGCTAGAGATAATCATTCTACTGAACATAAGTATCCACGATTTGGTGATCCTGCAAGTGGTGAATGGATCAATGTTAACCAAAGATCAGCAAATAGAATATGGGTTAATATTGGCAAATCTCCTGATATTTCTGCACATACATTTGTTTCAGCAAGACAAGGTGTTAGTAAAGCAAATTCTAACATTGGTATTGGAACTCAGTTGTTAGGATTTAAATGTACTAGAGATGCTACTTCTGCTAATCCAGAAGGTGTATCACAAGTTCTATATCCACGTTCAACAGACAGATTCTGTTGGAATAAGAATCAAATTTCTATTGCATCAACAACTACTTCCACAGTTACAGTAAATGTGGGTGTATCCTCTGCAACACATAGTTCTAGAGTACAAGTATTTGATAAAACTATCACTGGTGATGTTTCTGGTGTAACAGGTCAATATAGTCCTGCTGATTGTGCTAATGTCGTATCGTCAGTTCATACTTTAGTTGGAATTGTTACTGAAGCAATTGACGCTAACACATTACCAGCAACAAGAACTATTAGTTCTTTCAATACGTTTGAAGTTGTTGATTATAAGATTGCAAGACAAGGTTATGGATTCAAACCTGGTGATGTATTTAAACCAGTTGGTCTTGTTACACATGCAAGTTTAAGTTCTCCACAAAAAGAATTTGAATTAACAGTAGTTGATACATTTACTGATGGTTTCTCTGCTTGGCAATTTGGTGAATTAGACTTTATTGATTCTATTAAGGATTTGCAAGATGGTAAAAGAACTCGTTTCCCACTTATATACAATGGAGATTTATTAAGTTTTGAATCTGATGATGATATTGATTTAAATGCAGTATTATTAATCTTTATTGATGGTGTGATACAAGATCCTGGTGTTCATTACAATTTTGAAGGTGGTACATCGTTTATTTTAACTGCACCACCATCTGCAGAAAATAATGTATCAGTATTCTTCTATAGAGGAACTCGTGGAATAGATAGTAAATTTACAAATGTAGATGAAACTATAAAAGTTGGTGATGTTGTAGAAATTAAACAGACAGAAAATTTAGCTGGTCAAGATCCAAGAACAGTTTCTGGTATTTCTAGTTCTGATGTTATGAGTACTAACATATACACAGGAGAAAATATATTTGATGCAAATGATCCTCAATATGCTCCACCAAATCCAGTTCCTTGGAGACTTATGGATTGGAATAAGCAGAAACGTGATAAGACTATTGAAGGTGAGATTATTTCCAAAGCAAGAGATTCTATTGAAGGTATGGTTTATCCTACTGCTAGAATTATCGGTGATTTCCCAATACAATCTAATGGAATTTCTACAATATTTGTAGATGACGCACAATTCTTTAATTATGAAGAAAATGAATCAAGTATTAATATTGTTAATGTTGATGCTAAGATTTTTGAAAATCAAGTATCTGTAGCAGCATCATTATCAGCAACAGTTGGTACTGGTGGAACAATAAGTGCTTTAACTGTCATTAGTGGTGGTTCTGGTTATGTTGGAAGTATGGTTACTGTATCAATAGCAAGACCATATGGTAATACTTATACTGGTACTGCAACAACTGCAACTGCTCTTGTTCCAGTTGTAGATGGATCATTATCTGGTATTGCAAGTATTGGAATGTTGGGTGGTTCTGGGTATGATTCAACAAATCCACCATTAGTTATAGCACCAATGCCATCATTTAATGTTGGTGAATCTATTTCTGGAATTGCAACAGTTAAAGGATTCTCTGGAATTCTTACTGGTATTGGTACAACTGCAGGAATAAATGGTGCTCCATTGGCATTAGAATTCCATATTGCTTCTGAAACAATCCTTGGATTAAATAATGATCTTAAGGCAGGTTATCCTATCTATATTCATGGTACTAATGTTGGAAATGGTGTTACTTCAATTAACACAGTTGATGCTAGTGTTGTTGGAATAGGAACTTCACGTATAGATAATATCTACATCGTTGATGGTTATCATCCTTTTGGTAATCCAGCAAATAGTGGAATTATCACATGCAATATTAAATCTAATACAACAATGACTGATTTTGGTACTGCAAATGCTGCTGGATTTGTTGCAACAGCAACTACAACAACGCCTGATATAGGTAGATTTACATGGGGTTTATTGCAAGGAAGTTCTAGATCATCTACAGTTTCTATTGGAGTTACAGGACTCACTATAGACGCTGGATTGAGTACATTCCCAACGATTCAGAGAAGAGGATTTGGATTAAGAGATTCTGGTGCTCTCAGAAAGGATCTTGGGTAGTATAAATAAAGAAAAAAAGCTATTAAAATAGTATAATGCCAGCCATTGTAACAGATCAGTTCAGAATATTAAATGCAGGTAATTTTGTTGATTCAATTACCGATGATGCAAATTCATATTATGTTTTTGTAGGATTATCAAATGCAACATCAACTGGTCAATATAAAAAAAGTGATTGGGATGATAAAACACCCAATCCTGTAGATAATTATGATTATCATGGATTTATTAGTGATAATATGTCTTATGGTAAAAGAATTACTTCTGCAAATGTAAAAAGACTTGCTAAGAGATATAATTGGACAAGGGGTGCAAAATACGAAATGTACCGTCATGATTATAGTGTAGATAATAAAACATCATCTGGTTTGAATCGATTATATGATTCTAAGTATTATGTGATGAATAGTGATTATAAAGTTTATATTTGTATTGATAATGGAACTACAGGATTATCAACTACACCTAATGCATCTTTAGATGAACCAAATTTTACAGATTTAGAACCATCTAAGGCAGGTAGTGGTGGTGATGGATATGTTTGGAAATATCTTTTCACCGTTACTCCGAGTGATATTATTAAGTTTGATTCTACTGATTATATTTCATTACCAAGTAATTGGTCATCATCAACTGATGCTCAAGTAACTACAGTAAGAAATAATGGAGATTCTTCTGTTAATGATAATCAAATTAAAAAAGTTTTTATTAAAAATAGAGGAGATGGATATTCTACAGGATCACATGAACTTAATATCCTTGGTGATGGTTCAGGTGGTAAAGTAGTAGTTGATGTAGATACTAACGGTTATATAACAAATACTGTTGTATCTGCTGGTGGTAAAGGATATAGCTTTGGTGTAGTTGATACTGGATCAATTAGAGGTGCAGGTGCAGGTACAGTTGAAGCAAATTTAGTTCCAATTATTCCACCATCAAAAGGTCATGGATTTGACATCTATAAAGAATTGGGGGCAGATAAGGTTTTAGTTTATGCTAGATTTGATGATTCTACAAAGGATTTTCCAACAAATACAACATTTGCTCAAATTGGAATAGTTAAGAATCCAACTACTGTTGGAACTGCTAGTTCAGTTTTTGTACAAAACCAATACTCATCATTAAGTGCTTTTAAATTCTCTTCAGTAACTAATGAATCTTTAACGGTACCAGCAATTGGTCAAAGGATTCATCAGACTACTCCACAAGGAACTGCTCAAGGGTATATTGCATCATATGATAGAGAAACTAAAGTTCTTAAGTATGTTCAAGATAGAACCTTGTATATGAATCCATCCACTAATGATACTCAAGATCATGCTGGAATTAGTACAACTGGTAATGTTCTTGAATTCTATACTGCAGATCCTAATTCAGCAGCAACAGTTAATACTGTTGTAAGTGATGATGGATTTACTGGAACAATAGATCGTGATTTTACAGGAATAAGTACAAATCCATCTGGAAATAAACTTATTACTTTGGGACTCAATTTCACATATGGACATGCTCCTGCTGAGATAAATAAAGGGTCGGGTGAAATAATCTACATAGATAATCGTCCTGAGATTAATAGAAACTCTAGACAAAAGGAAGACGTAAAAATCATCTTGGAATTTTAAAAAATGCCACAAAAAACGAACCTCAATATAAACCCTTATTACGATGATTTTAAAAAGTCGAATAACTATTATCGTGTCTTGTACAAACCAGGACATCCGATACAAGCAAGGGAATTAACAACATCACAATCAATTCTACAAAATCAATTAGAATCGTTTGGTAGTCATATATTTCAAGAAGGTGCTATGGTAATCCCTGGTGGGGTTATGTGCGATTCACAATATGCTGCTGTCAAGTTAAATCCAGATCATTTAGGGGTTAATATATCTGTTTATGCTAGTTTTTTGGTTGGAAAACGTTTAAGAGGTGAAAGTTCAGGTGTAGTTGCAGTTGTTGATAGTTATAGTGATATTAATGAAAATGAAGGTGTTACACATTTAACTATATGGGTTAAGTATGTTCGTGGTGGTACTGATAATGAAACTTCAACATTTATTGATGGTGAAATATTAATTACAGAAGATGCATTTACCTACGGAAATACTACAATTAATGTAGAAGATACTGTTGCATCTATTATTTCTGAAAATGCAAAAGGCGTAGGATATTCTGTAGCTATTGAAAAAGGTGTTTATTTTATTAGGGGAACTTTTGTTGATGTATCTAAAGATAGGATTGTTTTAGATCCATATACAAATAATTCTTCATATAGAGTAGGTTTAACTATTTCTGAAGAAATAATATCTTCTAAAGAAGATGAATCATTATATGATAATGCTAAGGGATTTTCAAATTATGCTGCTCCAGGTGCAGATAGATTAAAGATTTCTACAAAATTATCTAAAAAATTATTAACTGATAATGATGATAAGACATTTGTTGAATTGGTTAGAGTTGAAAATGGAGAAATTAAGAAAATTAAAAGTCAAAATGAATATTCTATAATTAAAGATTATTTTGCTAAAAGAACATTTGAAGAGTCTGGTGATTATGCTGTAGATAGATTTATAGTTGATGTTGAAGAATTATTAGATAATAGAAAAGGAAATGATGGTATATTCCTTGATACTCAAATAACTTCAGATGGTAATGTTCCTACTGAGGATATGGTAGCAGTTAATGTATCTGCAGGTAAGGCATATGTTAAAGGTTATGATGTAGAATCTGTAGGTACAACTACTGTTGATGTAGATAAACCAAGAGATATACAAAAAGTTGATACCGCAATGGTACCATTTGAATTTGGATTATCAATACGTCTTAATAATGTTGTTGGTACACCTTTACTTGCTGTTAATAATTCTAGTAATACTGTAGATTTGTATAGTGGTAGAAGAAGTGCTACATCTGGTACTGATACTTTAATAGGAAAGGCAAGAGTATATTCATTCTCTGTAACTGATGCACCATATACAGGTGCTGCAACTGAATTTGATTTATATCTTTATGATGTTCAGACATATACCATAATAACTTTAAATGAATCCATTTCTTCTACAGATGCTCCCATATCAACTCGTGTTAGAGGTGTTAGTAGTGGGGCAACAGGATTTATTGTTGAAAATCCAAGTACTACTGCAAAATTAACAGAAACTTCTGGTACATTTTTACAAGGAGAAAGATTAATATTTAATGAAGAAGAAAATTCTTCTAATGCTAATGGTGTTAATAGAACAGTAAAATCTGTCGATACATGGGGTATTAATGATGTTAAATCAGTATTTCAGGATAGTACTGCTCTTGGATTAGACAATGATTTTATTGCTGATCTTGCATTACAACCTCGTATTCTTTCAGGATTTAGTGTTACTGATGAAATTGAGGTTGCTGCAACAACAGGTGTTACAAAATGTCCTGGAAGAAATTTTGCAGCAAAACTTAAAGTAGGATCTCTTATTAGTTATCAACGTTCTGATAATAATGATCTTACCTTGAATAAAGTTACTGCTAATGATGGTTCTACTATAACATTAGATGATACACCACTTGATGTTACTGGATTATATGATAATAATTCTGATTTGGCATATGTAGGTACTTTTAGAGTAATGGTACCAATTGTTAGAAATAATGGTGGATTATATGCAAAACTTGACGAACGTGCAATATCTTCTGTTGATTTTTCATCTTCAAGTCTTGCGGTAGAGACACAAATAAATGATCTCACTACAGATTCTGATGGTGCTCTTACTTTTGGTGTAGGAAATATTACAACAGCAAATGCAGGTATTACAACATCATTCTTTGAAACTTTTGATGCTGAAAGATATAGTATTCATTATAATGCTGGTGCAATTGATCCATTAACATCCGATAAATTTACATTAACAAATAATGGCAAAACAGTTAATTTTACAGGATTAACTGCGTCTCAAACTAATAATGTTACTGTTAATGCTACTGTTCTAAAACAAGGTATTACAAGTAAGCAAAAAGATTATTTAAGAAGTGAAAAACGTAATGTTACTCTTTCAAAATCAGCAGCATCTACTGCAACTACTGGTTTAACTCAAAATAAATTCTACGGTCTTAGAGTTGAAGATAGGGAAATTTCTTTAAATGTTCCAGATGTTGCTAAAGTTATTGGTGTATACGAATCATTAAATACATCTGCTCCTATTTTAGATAAAATCTCTATTCCATCAGGATTTACTTTAACATCAAATGCATTGTTGGGTGAAGAGATTATAGGAACAGAAAGCGGAACAGTAGTTCAAATTACAAACATACCTGATGATACAAGTGTAGAATTTGCATATCTCAATAGTAATAAGTTTGAAGTTGGTGAAGTAATTAAATTTAGAGAGTCTGATATAACTACAACTATAGTTACAATTACCAATGGTTCATATCAAAATGTTACTAACGAATTTACTTTAGATAGAGGACATAGAGAAACTCATCATGATTATTCTAGGATTGTAAGAACTAGTACATCATATATTCCAACTTATCAACTCTTAGTTGTGTATGATAAGTATCGTGTTCCTGCTAATGATAATGGTGATGTTTTTACAGTAAATTCTTATCCACAATCAAGATATGGTGAAATTCCACAATTACCAGATGGAACAAGATTATCAGATGTTCTTGATTTTAGACCAAGAGTATCAGATTTTTCAGTTACTAATAAGTCTCCATTTGCATTTGGAAGTAGAGATTTTGGTGTTACTGGAAACAATCCATCTTTAATAGTTAAACCAAATGAATCTTCAATAATTGGTTTTGATCATTATCTACCAAGAATGGATAGACTTGTTCTCACAAAAGCTGGTAAATTTACTGTAATAAAAGGAGAATCTTCATTAAATCCAAAATTCCCAGTGAATGTTGAAGATGCAATGGATATTGCAACTATAGAATATCCAGCATACTTATTTGATGTCAGAAATGCAAGAGTTGTGCATATTGACAATAGAAGATATACAATGAGAGATATTGGAAAAATTGAGGATAGAGTAGAGAATTTAGAGACTATAACATCACTTACAATGCTTGAATTGGATACTAAGTCCTTACAGGTTAAAGATGCTGATGGATTTGATAGGTTTAAAAGTGGTTTCTTTGTTGATGATTATCGTGATGATCAAAGATTTGAACAAAATTCAAATGCTAGTGTAGATCCTAGAACTAATGAGTTAATAACTCCTATTGATTTTGAAACAATTAAACCAGAACTTGCATTAGATCCAGCAGTTGATGTATCAACCGCAGATTTTTCGGCAGATCTTAATTTATTAGATCCTAATGTAAAGAAAACTGGAGATATATTGACTCTTAATTATACTGAAAAAGAGTGGATTAAACAACCATTAGCATCAATAGTTGAAAATGTTAATCCATTTAGTATGGTTGAGTATAATGGTAATGTAAAACTTTCTCCAGCATCTGATAACTGGGTAAGAACTGTTTATATTGATGGTGGAGTTAGAAACGTTACTGCTGGAGTTTCTGGTAATAGTGTTACTTGGGCAGGTCAAGGTGGATCTCAACAAAGTGCTGGATGGACTACATCTGGTACTGGAACTGGTAGTGGTGAATCATGGCAACCAGATGAGAATACAGTATATGCTTCTGGTGCTGGATCTAGAACACTCGATACATTTATAGAAACTATATTAACTGGTAGTGCTGCTGATACTCATATACGTTCAAGGAACGTTACTTTTAATGCTCATGGACTAGCTCCATATACAAAATATCATTCATTCTTTGATGGTCAAAGTGGTTTAGATATTATTCCAAAATTGGTTCAGATTTCAATGAATTCTGGTGCATTTACTGCAGGTGAAACCGTTCATGGATATATTGGAGCAGAATTGTTATTTGTAGCAAGATTATGTTCTCCTAGTCATAAAGAAGGACCACTTACTGCACCTACAACAACTATGGGTAACAATCCATATGATAGAGGTATTATTTTATCTTTAGCATATTCTGCATCTGCTACAGTATTGAATATTGATCTCAATGGATTGCATGAAGAAGCAAGAGGAGAATTCTATGGTTATATCACAAAAGGAATGACCATATTGGGTACAACTTCTAATGCGGAAGCAACTGTTTCAGATATTAACTTAATTACAGACAATTGGGGTGATTTAGCAGGATCATTCTTTATCAGATGTCCTTTAATGAATCCAGCACCTCCAAAGAGATTTACAGTTGGAACTAAGACATTTAAATTAACTTCTAGTGATACTAATGCAGAACCACTACCTGGAAGTTTATTAATTCAAGCATGTGAGACCACTTATAAAACCAGTGGTATAGTAGAAACATATAAACAGACAACAGTTGTTGTTAAAGACCCTCCTGCTCCCCCACCACCACCTCCAGCAGATGATGGAGATCCTTTAGCACAATCATTTACAGTTGATGAAACTGGTGCTTATTTAACTGGTGTGGATTTCTTCTTTGGAAATAAAGATCCTCAAGAAAAAATTGCATGTGAATTAAGAACAATGGAGTTGGGAACACCAACAAATATTATGGTTCAAGATTTTGCTAGAGTTGATTTGCATCCATCAGAAGTTAATACTTCTGCTGATGGTACAGTACCAACTAGATTCCAATTCCCATCACCAATTTATTTGGAACCAGAAAGGGAATATGCATTAGTTCTTAGAGCACCTACTACACTTCTTTATGAAGCATGGATTGCTCAAATGGGTGATAAAACCGTTGGAACATCAGATTTACCTGATGATGAAAATGTAATGGTTACTAAACAATATCTTGGTGGTAGTTTATTCAAATCACAGAATGGAACTATATGGACAGCAAGCCAATTCCAAGATCTTAAATTTACTCTCCATAAGGCAGAGTTTGTACCAAGTGGAACTGCAACATTCTATAACCCAAATCTTAATTTATCTGAAGTTGGTCATACTGGATTAATTTACAATCCAATTAAAGTATTCCCAAGAAAATTAAAGGTTACTATTGATGCGGTTGCTGGCGGTTCAGGTACTTTAGATCAACCTGGTGCTAAGATTTCAGATGGAACTACAAATACAGATGCATTTGGTTATCTTGAAAGAGTTGGTGGTGGTGCTAATCAAGGAGCATTAACTCAAACTAATGCAGGTACTGGATATGAGAATGGTACATATACTGCTGTCCCTCTCTACACTATAACTGGTGCTGGATCAGGTGCTACTGCAACAGTTGTTGTAGCTACAAATAAAGTTAGTAGTGTAACTATTGGATTAAATCAAAATGGATCTGGATACTCTGTAGGTGACGTTGTTGGTGTCACTACAGCAGATGTAGGAAAAGGAAGTGGAGCTCAATTCTCAATTCCTTCTCTTCTCAATTATGATACATTATATCTAACTGATTGTCGAGGTGAAACTTTTGATACGTCTGGTTCAACAGACTTCTATGTAGATGGAACTGTATTTAATACTGGTAGTACTCATATTACTGCATGTACTCAGACTGGAGGTGTTCTCTATACAGGTAATGTTGTTGAGATTCAAAAACCTAATCATGCAATGCATGGTGCTAATAACTTAGTAACTCTTGAAAATATTCAACCAAATAGTGTTCAAACATCATTAAGTGCAGAATTGGGAATTAATGAAACAGGATCAATTTCTATTGCAAATACATCCACATTCAATAATTTTGAAGGTATTAGTACTTCTCAAGGTTATGCTAAGATTAATAATGAAATTATCTACTATAATTCAATTACTTCCGATGGAGGTGGTGGTGGAACTTTAGGTATAGGTACTAGAGGTGTTGATGGCACTCTAAGAAGAACACATCCTAATGGATCTGAGATATCTACTTATGAATTAAGTGGTGTATCTCTTAAGAGAATTAATAGATCTCATACTGCAGGTTCAATATTATCTGATCCTATGGAAACTGACAAATACTACTTATCGATTGATCGTAGTGGTGTTGTTGGAAGTTTGGCAAGACAATCTGGAGATACTCAAGTAAGTTTCACTGCTGAAAATGTTGGTAGTGGTTTAAATAACTTCTCATCTGCTAACGTTCAATTTAATACTATTGAACCTAGAATGAGTGTTATTACTCCTGGTTCTGGAACATTTATTAGGTCTTCCATGAGAACTATATCAGCAACTAGTGCTGGTGGAAATGAAGTATCATTCCAAGATAATGGTTTTGAACCAGTAACTCTTAACCAATTAAATATCCTCCCAACTACAAGGATGCTTGCTTCTAGAGTTAATGAGAATGAATATCTACCTAATTTCCCTGATAACAAATCATTTACTATGACTGTTGATTTAAGATCCGATGATCCTAATTTATCACCAGCAATTAATATTGAAAATGAAGTTCTTATTCTAGGAAGAAGTAGATTAAATAAACCTATTTCAGATTATGTAACTGATGGTAGGTCAAATGCACTTGACAGTGATCCACATACATCAACTTATATTACTAAGAAAGTAAATCTACAGAATCCAGCATCTTCATTGAAAGTTATTGTTGGTGCTTATAGAGATGAATCTGCTGACTTTAGGGTTTTATATCAATTGTTTAAGGCAGATTCTAGTGAAATTGAACCAGCATTTGAACTATTCCCTGGATATGATAATCTAAGAGATTTAGATGGTGATGGTTTTGGTGATCTTGTTATTGATTCTACTTTAAGTAGTGGAAGACCAGATAAATTAGTATCTGGAAGTCTAGACGGTGAATTTAAAGAGTATCAATTCAGTATTGATGAATTAGATGCATTTACTGGTTTTAGAGTTAAGATTGTAATGAGTGGAACAAATGAAGCAAAACCACCAAGATTTAAAGATCTAAGATGTATTGCACTTGCTTAATATGTTAAGAGTTGATGGTCATAAGAATCTTTATAGAGAAGATTCTTCTGGTGCTATAGTTAATACTGATACAGTTTCATATAAACAATATATGAAATTGAAAGAAAGGAAGAGGAATGAAAAAGAAGAACTTGATCGTTTAAAAAGTGAATTAGATGAGATTAAATCTTTATTGAAAGAACTACAGCATAAATAATTAAAAATATAATTAACTGATGGCAGTATACGTAACTAATCTTGTTGTAAATGCTGGTGCTGATTTCAGTCAGAGTTTTACTCTAGAAGATGCTAATAGCAATTCGGCAAAAAATTTGGCTGGGCATAAGGTTTCTGCACAAATGAGGAAACATGCTGCAAGTTCAACTAAAACCAATTTTACAACTGCAATAGTAAATGTTGCTACAGGAGAGATTAAAGTAGGTCTTACTACAACTCAGACTGCAGCATTAAAACCTGGTAGATATGTATATGATGTAATGCTTACTGATAATACCGATTCTATGAGTAGAGTCGTTGAAGGTATGGTATTAGTTAGAGAGGGAGTCACTCGATGAGTGTTAAAGTAACCACAAATGCAGCAAGTACTGTTCAAGTTCGTGTAGGACAGCAAAATGCTATTAAAGTAGTATCTTCAAGTTTATCATCTTCTGGTAATCTTGCTAATATTAATGATATAGATGCATCAAATAGAGAAAATCTAAGTATGTTAATGTATAATAATACAACAGGAAAGTATGAACATGTATCACCATTTCATGTAGTTGATATGTCAGATAGTGTCCAAGATAGTGCTATGGACGGTGGTACTTTTTGATTAAGATCTTTATCGAATAAATATAATTAAAAGTAAAGAAATTACAACATGGCTTCTCCTGTAATTCAGTTTAAGAGAGGTGCTTTCGCTAGTTTGCCAGCGTTAAAGGCAGGAGAACCTGCTTTTACCAATGACAAATATGATTTATATATTGGATTAGATAATAACTCTTCAAACAACAAATTTTTCGGTTCTCATCGATATTGGTTGAAAGAAACCACCACTGCTGGTTCAGGATTGAACTTAGTTGAGGGAACAAACAATGGTACTCACTCTATAACAGTACAATCACCTGCATCATTAGCAGCAGATTATTCCATTACATTTCCTGATGCACAGGGAGCAAACACAACGATACTTCAGAATAATGGGTCTGGTGTATTAAGTTGGACTGCTGCACCTACCTTTACTGGTGCCCTGACAATATCAGATACCACTGATTCTACTAATAAGGATACTGGTGCTATCATTTGTGAAGGTGGTGTTGGTATAGAAAAGAGTGTTCATGTTGGAGCAGCACTTTCTGTAACAGATAGGTTATATGTAGGAGGACAATCAGAATTTATTGGTATTGCTACATTCCGTGGTGGTACAGTTAGACTTGGTGATTCTGCTTCAGATGATATTTACGTTGGTGGTGAATTTAAATCTAATCTTGTTCCAGATGATGATGGTACTTATGATCTAGGTACATCTTCACAAGAATGGAATGATCTGTTTATTGATGGAACAGCAAATATTGATTCATTAGTTGCTGATACAGCAGATATAAACGGTGGTACTGTTGATGGTGCTACTATCGGTGCTAACTCAGCATCCACAGGTGCTTTTACAACTTTATCTGCTAGTGGTCAAACTGATCTAAATGGTGACATCAACCTCGGTAACGCTAATACTGATAGTATTACTCCTGTTGGTAGATTTGATGCTCATATCATACCTCTTACTGATAATGCGGTAGATTTAGGTGCATCTGGAGTAGAATTTAAAGACTTATACCTTGATGGTACAGCAAATATTGATACATTATCTGCTGATAGTGCAACACTTGGTACTGCAATAGTTTCTGACTTAACAGACAATCGTGTTGTTATTGCTGGTACTTCTGGAGAACTAGAAGATAGTGCAAACCTAACATTCGATGGTTCTACACTTGCACTTACAGGTGCTCTTACAGTTTCAACTAACGCAACCATAACTGGTAATCTAACCGTTCTGGGCACACAATCAATCTTAAACACAGAAACGTTAAAGGTTGAAGATAGTCTTATTGAAGTTGGACTTGTTAATAGTGGTGGTTCACTTGTACCACCAAGTTCAGATGGCAACATTGATGTTGGTGTCATAATGCACTATTATAGCGGTTCTGCTAAGAAGGCTGCTGTATATTGGGATGATTCCGTATCAAGAGTTGTTGTTGGTTCAGACGTTTCTGAATCTACTAGTGTTCTAACTGCTGCTGCATATGCTGCATTAGAAGTTGGTTCATTATGGATTAAAGATGCTGCAGGTCAAACAGAGACTATTGGACATGATGGATCACAAAGAATTCTTCATAATATAACTGTAGATGGTGGTTCGTTCTAACAACTAAATAATAACTTATAAATATAGGTGGGATAACTCCCACCTTTTTTTATATCTAACTATGAATGAACAAGATTATAAGAATTTGATCGTAGCATATCAAAACAAATCTTACGATTTATTTTCTCAAGTTGTTGCTTTAGAAGCAAAACTAACTACTTCAAATCAATTAGTGGAGGCATTAACTGCTAAAGTTAACGAATTGAAATCTGACTTAGAGAAAAAACCAAAAACACGAAAGAGTAGTACAAAACAAACTGAGATTGGGGAATTCTAATGGCAAAACCAGCATCTAGACAACAACTCATCGATTACTGTCTAAGGAAGTTGGGTGCTCCAGTATTGGAGATAAATGTTGATGATGATCAAATAGATGATGCTGTTGATGATGCATTTCAATTTTTTAATGAAAGGCATTTTGATGGTGTTGAAAGAATGTATCTTAAATATAAAATATCAGATGAAGATATTAATAGAGGATCAGCATCAGGTACAACTGGTGTTGGAATAGTAACAACATCTGCAACTTCAACTTCAATTGCTGGTTATGGTACCACAACTAGTAATTGGTATGAAACATCTAATTTTATACAGGTTCCTGATTCTGTAATAGGTGTAGAAAAGGTATTTAAGTTTGATACCAGTTCAATATCTGGTAGTATGTTTAGTATAAAATATCAGTTATTTTTAAATGATCTTTATTATTTTAATTCAGTAGAACTTTTACAATATGCAATGGTTAAAACATATCTTGAGGATATTGATTTTCTTTTAACTACTGATAAACAAGTAAGATTTAATAAAAGACAAGATAGATTATATCTAGATATTGATTGGGGTTCTCAAACTGCTGATGATTTTATTGTTCTTGATTGCTATAGAGTTTTAGATCCAACAAACTTTACTGGTGTTTATAATGATAGTTTTCTTAAAAGATATTTAACTTCATTAATAAAAAGACAGTGGGGGCAGAATTTAATTAAGTTTAAAGGAACCAAACTTCCTGGTGGAATTGAACTTAACGGTAGAGAAATATATGATGATGCTGAAAGAGAATTGGAAGATCTTAGATCTAAGATGACTTCCGAATACGAACTTCCACCCTACGACTTTATTGGATAATGGCACTTAATCCATTCTTTTTACAAGGTTCTGCATCAGAACAAAGATTAGTACAGGAACTCATTAATGAGCAACTGAAAATTTATGGTGTAGAAGTAACATATATTCCAAGAAAAATTGTAAATAAAAGCACTATAATTGAAGAGGTAACTACATCAAAATTTGATGACAATTACTTATTGGAAGCATATGTAGAAAACTTTGATGGATATTCTGGACAAGGTGATATAATGACAAAGTTTGGTGTTAATATTAAAGATGAATTAACATTAACCATATCAAAAGAAAGATTTGAAGATTTTATTGTTCCTTTTTTAGAAGGTGAAAGTGATTATGAAATTGTACTTTCTAGCAGACCTAGAGAAGGTGATTTGGTTTATTTTCCATTAGGTCAAAGATTATTTGAAGTTAAGTTTGTTGAGCATGAACAACCTTTCTATCAATTGGGAAAAAATTATGTTTATCAACTCCAATGTGAATTATATGAATATGAAGGTGATGAAATTATTGATACTTCTATAGAATCAATTGATACTCTAATTGAAGATAAAGGTCCAATTACAGATCTTAAATTAATTTCTACTGCAGATCAAGCAAGAGCAACAACAACCATAGGAACAGGAGGTATTCAAAGAATATTCTTAAATAATGATGGTTATGGATTTACTAGTATTCCTACAATATCATTTACTGCAGCACCATCTGGTGGAACTACTGCAACTGCTGTTGGTATTTTAACAACTAGAAATAATATAACATCTATTAAAGAAATTTTAATAACAAATGCAGGTGGTGGATATACAGAAGAACCACTAATAACAATTACTGGTGGTGGTGGAGCAGGAGCAGCTGCTACTTGTTCCTTAGTTCCATCTGGTAAGAAGGGTATTCAAACTATTGTTATGACTAATTTTGGTCTTGGATATTTAACTGCACCAAGTGCAACAGTTACATTACCATCACTTACCCCAAATCATCCTGCACTTGTTACTCCAGTTATTAAAACTACTTCTGGTATTAGTACAGTACCATATATTGGAATAAATTCTGCTGGTGCAGGATTCTTCTCACCACCAGTATTAACTGTTGGTACTGGATCTACCACTGGAATTGGAACATTCTGGTTTAATGAAGAAGTTATTGGTGCTACATCAAATGTTGTTGCTAGAGTCAAGAATTGGGATCAAGATACCAGTATATTGCAAGTTGGTATTCAAACTGGTCAATTCTATCCAGGCGAACAAATTACTGGTCAGAAATCTGGTGCTGTATATAATATACAGGTTAGTGCAGCAAACACTACTACCGATAAATATAAAGAGAATGAAAACTTTGAGTTGGAAGCAGATCAAATTTTGGACTTCGCAGAATCTAATCCATTTGGTACATACTGATGTTAGGAACTTATTACTATCACGAAATTATTAGAAAAACTATTATAGGTTTTGGAACCCTTTTTAATGGTATTTACCTTAGACATAAAGATTCTAATGGAACTACTTTTAGTGAAATGAAAGTTCCTTTAGCATATGGTCCTACACAAAAATTTCTAGCAAGATTAGAACAACAACCAGATCTTAACAAACCAGTTGCTATAACATTACCAAGAATGTCATTTGAGATGACAGATATTTCATATGATGCGACTAGAAAGTCTGGTATTACTCAAACGTTTAAAGCAGTTGATAATAGAGATGATAATATGAAAAAGGTTTATATGCCTGTTCCATATAATCTTGGATTTGAATTAAGTATATTAAGTAAATTAAATGATGATGCCTTACAAATTGTTGAGCAAATACTTCCATATTTTCAACCAGCATTTAATTTAACTGTGGATTTGGTAGAAGCAATAGGAGAAAAAAGGGATATACCAATTCAATTGAATAGTGTTTCTTTTCAGGATGATTATGAAGGAGATTATGCAACTAGAAGAGCATTAATATATACATTACAATTCTCAGCAAAAACTTATCTCTTCGGTCCTGTTGCAGAGTCCTCAGAAGGTCTTATCAAAAAAGTTATTGTTGATACTGCAATGGATACTAATACAGTAACTGCTAAGAGAGAAATGAGATATACTGTAGAACCAGATCCAATAACTGCTAATCCTGGAGATGACTTTGGATTTAGCGAGACAATATCATTCTTTGGTGATGCTCAGGATTACAGTCCTACAAGACAAACTGATATCTAATGAATACCATGTCTAGTTATGATCCTATTGATGAAGCATTAAATACTACTAGTAGTATTGAAGTTAGTACAACACCTGAAGGTGGATGTGTTAGACGAAAAGATAATCTTACAAATGTTACTAATGATGTAGATAAAGATTATGAATACACTCGTGCCAACTTATATTCACTTATCGAAAAAGGACAAGAATCTCTTAATGGTATTATGGAACTTGCGGGTGAGAGTGCGAGTCCAAGAGCATATGAAGTCGCAGGTCAAATTATTAAGTCTGTTGCTGATACTACAGACAAATTAATGGAACTTCAGAAGAAAGTTAAAGAAATTGATGAGGATAAAGGAAAACCAACACAAGTTACTAATAATGCAGTTTTTGTAGGATCTACTTCAGAACTTGCTAAGATGATTAAACAGGGACTTCCAAAAAATGACAAATAATATTCCTTGGGAAGAAGATAGTATTAAAGTTGATGATGCTGATGGTAATTTAGCATTTGAAATAATAGATTTAGTAAAACCAGATAAACTAGTACCAACATATATAAAACCAGAAGAACACTCTGATTGGAGAACGGAGATTAGTTTTAATAAATAGTTAAAAAAATTGCGGTTATGTTAATTAAAGTTTTAGCGGCTGAGGGTGATCTCTCTAGTGCGTCCAATGTTAATACAGCTACTGTGGTAAGACTTTTTAATAACCATAGTGCAGCATTAGTTATAACAAGAAAGGATTCTGGTGGTACTACTATTGGTAGTTTAACAGTAAATACTAAAGAGACTGTTTATCTAGAAAAAGTTTCAACTGATACTCTTACTGCAGCATCTAATGGAGGTAGTGTTTTAGTATCTAAGGTGGCATACGGAAATTAATACCAATGAAACAAGATGATGTATATCTAGGTAATCCCAATTTAAAAAGGGCGAATACCCAGATTGAATTTACTAAGGAACAAGTTATAGAGTTTCTTAAGTGTAAGGAAGATCCAGTATATTTTGCAAATAATTATATTAAAATTGTTTCTCTTGATGAGGGACTAACACAATTTCATCCATATGATTTTCAAGAGAAGTTAATTAGAAACTTCCATGAAAATAGATTTAATATATGTAAGATGCCTCGACAGACTGGTAAATCTACCACATCTGTTTCATATCTTTTACATTATGCTGTTTTTAATGACAGTACAAATATTGGTATATTGGCAAACAAAGCAGCAACTGCTAGAGATTTATTAGGTAGACTGCAAATTGCATATGAAAATTTGCCTAAATGGATGCAACAGGGTATAATCTCATGGAATAAAGGGAGTCTAGAACTTGAAAACGGATCAAAGATATTGGCTGCTTCTACGTCTGCAAGTGCTGTCCGAGGTATGTCATTTAATATCCTCTTCCTCGACGAGTTCGCTTTTGTCCCAAATCATATCGCAGAAGATTTCTTTAGTTCCGTTTATCCTACTATTACGTCTGGTAAATCAACGAAAGTTATAATGGTTTCAACCCCTCATGGGATGAATCATTTTTATAGGTATTGGCATGATGCAGAGAGAGGAAATAATGAATATATACCAACTGATGTTCATTGGTCACAAGTTCCTGGTAGAGATGCTGAATGGAAAGCACAAACTATTGCAAACACATCAGAACAGCAATTCAAAATTGAGTTTGAATGTGAATTTTTAGGATCTGTTAATACTCTCATCAATCCTGCAAAATTGAGGACGATGGTATATGAGGAACCAATTAAAAGAAATGCTGGATTAGATATCTACGAAAAAGTACAAAAAGACCATAATTACATAGTTACAGTTGATGTTGCCAGAGGATTGGGTAATGATTATTCTGCATTTGTAGTTTTTGATACTACAGAATTTCCTTATAGGGTAATTGCCAAATATAGGAATAATGAAATTAAACCTATGTTATTTCCTAATATTATTATTGATGTTGCAAAAAATTATAATAATGCTTACATTTTAATAGAAGTTAATGATATAGGAGATCAAGTAGCAAGTATCATTCAATATGATTTGGAATATGAAAACCTTTTAATGGCATCTATGAGAGGAAGAAATGGTCAAATAGTTGGACAAGGTTTTTCTGGTAAAAAGACACAACTTGGAGTGAGAATGACATCTTCAGTTAAGAAGTTGGGATGTTCTAATCTCAAAACTATGTTAGAAGATGATAAATTAACTCTTTGTGATTATGAATTAATTTCAGAACTTACCACTTTTATACAAAAACATCAATCATTTGAAGCAGAAGAAGGATGTAACGATGATTTGGCAATGTGTTTAGTTATATTTGCATGGTTGGTTGCACAGGATTATTTTAAAGAAATGACTGATAATGATATTCGTAAGAGATTATATGAGGAACAGAAGAATCAAATAGAACAAGATATGGCACCATTTGGGTTTATTTCAGATGGATTTGACACAGAAAGTTTTGTAGATGTTGAAGGAGATAGATGGCATGTTGATGAATATGGTGATCGTTCTTATATGTGGGATTATCGATGAAAGGTTACACCAAAGAAGATATTAAAAGGATCTTGGGGTCTTCTTGGCCTACTATGCCTGAAGACCATGAAACTGGTAATCAGAGAAGAAGGAGAATAGGTAATGAGATGAGAGCAGGGTTGAGACCCTATCCCACATACCCTGCAAAGAAGGTGGGACCAAACTTTGATGAGAATGGAAAGTATATCTATCCACCAGGTTCTGGATTTAATTATATGGAGAGATTGGATCCTAATTCTGAATGGGGTGGTAAAGTATCATAATGGAATTAACAGAAGAAAATGTAATCAAAGTTTTAGAAGAACTTTTACCTTATATTGAGGCAGACGGTGGATGGTTAGAGTTTGTAGAGATAGAACATGAAACAAATTTTGTTAAAGTAAGATTAGGTGGTGCATGTTCTACTTGTGCAATGAGTGCTATAACCTTAAAGCAAGGTATAGAATCAAAATTAATGCATGAAATACCTGATTGTTATGGTGTTGTACAAGTATTGTAATGGAATTTGATAAGCAAGTTGAATTAGGGCATTTATTATTGTCCGAACGATCTTGTAGAGTATGTGGAGAAGTAAAGAATTTATTGGATGATTTCTATTTAACACGTAAAAATAGAGGGGCATTACCATCTGCATATTCATATGAATGTAAATTATGTACTATAAAAAGAATAGTATCATCTAGAAAAAAGAAACCATTTACTGATTGGTCATACCCAGATTGGTAATGTTCATGTATCGTTTCCCCAATGAAAATGCACCTTTGAATAAATAATTTCAGAAATAATCTGAGATTCGGAGAGTAAAAGATGCCACTAAATTTAGCATCTCCTGGAATTGTCGTAAGAGAGGTTGACCTAACAATTGGTAGAGTTGATCCAGTATCTGGATCTATCGGTGCGTTAGCAGCTCCATTTGCACGAGGTCCAGTAGGTCTTCCTCAATTAATTGAGAGCGAAGACGATCTTTACAGTACATACGGGAAACCTTATAATACAGATAAGCAATATGAAAGTTGGATGGTAGCATCTTCATACTTAGCATATGGTGGAAATATGCAAGTTGTGAGAACAGATGATACTCATCTTAAAAATGCTACTGATGATGCATCACCATCTATTAAAATTAAAAATGACGATCATTACAACCAATTAGGTTATGATGATAATACAATTTCAAGTGTAGTTGTTTCTGCTAAGAACCCTGGTAGTTGGGCAAATGGAATTAAAGTTGCAACTATTGATGCTAAGGCAGATCAAATTTTAACAGTTGCTAATAACGTTGGTCTGGGTACAGTTGGTTATGCAGTAACTCAAACAATGCATGGCAAATCAATTGAAGACCCTGCACAACCAGTAGGAAGTGGATCAACTGTACAAGCAGATGGTTATCTTAAAGGTATAATTACTGAAGTATCTACAGGAAAAGTAGGAGTTAAAGTACTTTCTCATGTAAGAGGTGATGGTACAGAAGTATCAAAAGACTACACACCATTAGCAGAGTATTCATTTACTCCTACTGGAACTATCGGTATCACATCTACTGGTTATGCAATTGACAATAGACCTTACGCTAAAGTATATACTTCTCAAGTAGATTGGTTTGAACAGCAAGAGATTGCATTAGGTGGAGATTTAGATCCACTTGAATGGGATCAAATAGCAGATCGTCCATCAACTTCAGCACATGCTGCTGCTAGAGGGGGTAGATTTGATGAGGTTCATGTTGTTGTACTTGATGCCAATGGAACAATTACTGGCAATGCTGGTACAATTCTTGAGAAGCATCTTAATGTATCTAAAGCAAAGGATGGTGAGTATTCTGCAGGAAGTCCTTCTTACTGGAGAAAATGGCTTAAAACTAATTCTCAATATATCTTTGGTGGTGGTGCTCCAACAGGATTAACAACAACTGCATACGAAACGTCTTCAACCAATACATTAGATACAGATAGTGGTTGGGATCAAGATTCTAAGAGTGTTAATTTTGGTGCTGGTGGTGCTAACACTTATACACTAAGTGGTGGTGTAGATTATGATGTAACAAATAGACTTGATACTGATGATACTACTGGAGCATTATATGCTGATCCTGCTGGTATTATTAGTGGATTAGACTTATTTACTAATAAAGAACTTTATGAAGTAGATTTCATCTTGATGGGTTCTGGTAATTTCAGTAAGGAACAGACAAGAGCAATTGCATCTAAGGCAATCGCTGTTGCTGATTCAAGAAAGGATGCTATCGCATTCATATCTCCTTATAGAGGAGCATTTATCAGTGACGGTGCTTCTGGTACAGTAACTGTTGAAAATGATGATCAAATTACAAGTAATGTACTAAGTTTCTACAACTCACTTACATCCACCACATATGGTGTATTTGATAGTGGATACAAGTACATGTATGATAGATTCAATAATACATTCCGTTATGTCCCTCTAAACGGTGATATCGCTGGCACATGTGCTAGAACAGATCAAACCGACTTCCCTTGGTTCTCACCAGCAGGAACAAATAGAGGTGCTATTCTCAATGTTGTAAAACTTCCATACAACCCAGGTAAGGCACAACGTGATACACTTTATTCAAATAGAATAAACCCAGTTATATTATCACCTGGAGCAGGTATTATCCTATTCGGTGACAAGACTGGATATGGAAAGGCATCTGCATTTGATAGAATCAACGTTCGTAGATTATTCATCTACCTCGAAGATGCTATATCTGCTGCTGCTAAAGATCAGCTATTTGAATTCAATGATGAGATTACAAGGACTAACTTTGTAAATATCATTGAACCATTCCTCCGTGATGTTCAATCTAAGAGAGGAATCTTTGATTATGTTGTTATTTGTGATGAAACAAATAACACAGCTGCAGTTATCGACAATAATGAGTTTATTGCTGATATATACATTAAACCTGCAAGATCAATTAACTTCATTGGTCTAACCTTCATTGCCACCAGAACTGGTGTTAGCTTTGAAGAAGTAATCGGTAACGTTTAATCCAACTTAGAGTTATAAAACTATGGCAACTCGCAATCAATTAAATCCACCCCCACTAAGGAAGATTACTGATTTTAAAAGTAAACTAACTGGCGGTGGTGCTCGTTCAAATCTATTTGAAGTTGAGCTTTCTTTTCCAGCAGCAGTAGCAGTAGATGGTCTTAATGACATTCTACAAAAAGCAAGATTCTTGGTTAAAGCTGCTAATTTACCTGCATCAAATGTTGCTCCAATTGAAGTACCTTTCAGAGGAAGGGTACTCAAAATTGCTGGAGACAGAACATTTGATACATGGTCAATCACTGTACTTAATGATACAGATTTCTCTATAAGATCTGCTTTTGAAAAGTGGATGAATACAATCAATAGAGTTTCTGATAATACAGGTACAACCGACCCTGCAGATTATCAATCTGATGCTTATGTTTATCAGTTAGATCGTAGTGGGGAAACTTTAAGACAGTATCATTTCTTTGATATTTTCCCAACTCAAGTTGCTCCAATTGAATTATCCTACGATTCTGCAGGTATTCAAGAATTCACAGTTGAACTTCAAGTTCAGTGGTGGGAAGCAGTTAGAGGTAATGGTGCCAATTCTGGTGGTGAAAATATTAACTAAATAGTGCTATAATAGTAGGAAAACAATTATACTATGCCTAGACTGTTTGGGTTCTCTATTGATGATAGCCAAAAAACACCTCCTTCAGTAATATCCCCCGTTCCGCAAACCAATGCAGACGGGGTTGATAATTATATAAGTAGTGGTTTTTATGGACAATATGTTGATATCGAAGGTGTTTATAGAACCGAACACGAATTAATTAAAAGATATCGTGAAATGGCATTACATCCAGAATGTGATGGTGCTATCGAAGATGTCGTTAACGAAGCTATAGTTAGTGATTTATATGATTCTCCAGTAGAGATTGAATTATCTAATTTGAATGCAAGCGATAAGTTAAAAAAAGTAATTAGAGAAGAGTTTAAATATCTCAAAGAAGTAATGGACTTTGATAGAAAGTGCCATGAAATCTTTAAAAATTGGTATATTGATGGTAGGGTCTATTACCATAAGGTAATTGATATGAAAAAACCTGAAGAAGGAATTCAGGATTTGAGATATATTGATCCTATGAAGATGAAGTATGTCCGTCAAGAAAAGAAAAAATCTAAAGGACAACAAGTAATAGATATGAATAGGGGTTCTGATACACCTACTAAGAGTATTGAACCAGAAATAGAAGAGTATTTTTTATATACACCAAAACCAAATTATCCAACTGGGATGATTACTGGTGCATCAAAAGGTGCTGTAAAAATTGCAAAAGATTCTATTGTTTATTGTAGTTCTGGATTGGTTGATAGAAATAAAGGAACTGTTCTTTCATATCTTCATAAAGCAATTAAATCTCTCAATCAACTTAGAATGATTGAAGATAGTCTTGTAATTTATAGATTGTCAAGAGCACCAGAGAGAAGAATATTCTATATTGATGTAGGTAATCTTCCAAAGATTAAGGCAGAACAATACCTTAAGGAGGTAATGTCTCGCTATAGAAATAAGTTAGTTTATGATGCAAATACTGGTGAAGTTAGAGATGATAGAAAGTTCATGTCTATGATGGAAGATTTCTGGTTGCCTAGAAGAGAAGGTGGTAGAGGAACTGAAATCACAACACTCCCTGGTGGACAAAACTTAGGAGAACTTGCTGATATTGAGTACTTCCAAAAGAAACTATATCGTTCATTAGGTGTTCCTGAATCTAGAATTGCTACTGATGGTGGATTTAATTTGGGACGTTCATCAGAAATCTTAAGAGATGAACTTAAATTTGCTAAGTTTGTAGGACGTTTAAGAAAGCGTTTTGCTGGAATGTTTAATGATATGCTCAGAACTCAATTGATTCTGAAGAATATTGTTACTCCAGAAGATTGGGATGTAATGGAAGATCATATTCAATATGATTTCTTATATGATAATCAATTTGCCGAACTTAAGGAATCTGAACTTATGGAAGGTAGAATGAATATGCTTGGTCAAATCGAACCTTATATTGGTAAGTATTATTCTAATGAATATGTAAGAAGAAGAGTATTACGTCAGACTGATTCAGAAATTATAGAAATTGATGAGCAAATAGAAGATGAAATACAAAAAGGTATTATTCCAGATCCTTCAATGGTAGATCCAGTTACTGGAGAACCATTACCTCCAGATGGTGGTATGGGTGGTGATCCTATGGCAATGGGTGAAGTTCCTCTAGAACCAGATTTAGATGCTGCTGCAGATCAAGTTGGTCAACAGTTGGATAAAGACAGCAAAAAAGCAGAGATATAAATAAAATATATACCTATTATTAAATATTATGGATAATATCATCGATTTGATTGCCACTGATAAACCTTCAAGTGAAATCAGTGATGCAATTAAGGATGCACTATATGCAAAATCTTCAGATAAAATAGATGCCATTAAACCAAAAGTAGCATCATCAATGTTTGATGAACCTACTGTAGAGGTTGAAGATGAGGCAGAAACTGAAACTGAAGTTGATGCAGAATTGGATCAATCTGATGAAGATCAAGAACAAGAACAAGAATCATGAAACTGATTACAGAAGAAATTTCAAGTGTTAAATTTATTACCGAAGGTAAAGGTTCTAAAAAGAAACTTTATATTGAGGGAGTATTTTTGCAAGGAGACATCAAAAACCGTAATGGTAGAATGTATCCAGTGAATACTCTTGAGAAAGAGGTTAATAGATATAACGAATCTTTTGTTTCTAAGGGTCGTGCTCTTGGTGAATTAGGTCATCCAGAAGGTCCAACTGTTAATCTTGATCGTGTTTCTCATAAAATTACATCTCTAGTAAGGGAAGGTAATAATTTTAAAGGTAAGGCACAACTACTTGAAACACCAATGGGTAAGATTGCAAAATCTTTACTTGGTGAGGGTGTTATGTTAGGAGTTTCATCTCGTGGTGTTGGTTCACTAAGAGAAGATACTAATGGTGTAAAAGTTGTAGGTGAAGATTTTCAGTTAGCAACTGCTGCTGATATCGTTGCTGATCCTTCTGCTCCAGATGCTTTTGTTAATGGCATTATGGAAGGAAAAGAGTGGGTTTGGGAAGGTGGAAGCCTTCGTGAGCAACTCGCAGAAAAAACTAAAAGAACAATTAACACATTAGTTGATCAGAGAAGACTGGAAGAACATAAGTTGAATTTATTCGACAATTTTCTTTCAAATCTATAAACTCTATAAATAAATACAGATTAATTTAAAAATATCTAAAAAAATGTCCGTTGGAAACGATTTACAAGAAATGGAAAACGCAGTAACCAAAGGAGCTGCTAAAGCTGACCCAATGCAGAAGCTAACCACTGGTGGAACTCCTGCTACTTGGGAAGATTTAGGCGGTCCTACTCCACAAAACTCTAAACCAGATGATGACTCTAATAAGTTATCAACTCCTGGTAAAACTCTCGCTCAAGTGAGAAACGTTGTCAATAAGGGTGCTAAAGCAGCTGAACCTATGAAAGGTCTTAGCACAAAAGATGCTCTTAATTCAGGAGATGAAGTGGAAGTTAAAGATGACCAAGAAATCGTTTCCGAGGATGAAGTAACTACAGATGAAGTAGTTGCTGAAGAAGAAACAACAACTGAAGAAGGAACAGAAGTTGTTGCAGAAGAAGAAACTTCTGAGGAAGAAGTAGTCGCTGAAGATGCAATAGAAGAAGAGAAAATTGATGTTGAAGAAGACATTAATGCTCTTATTGCTGGCGAAGAACTTTCTGAAGAGTTCCAAAACAAAGCACGGACTATCTTTGAGGCTGCAATCAGAACTAAGGTTGACACCATCAAAGAAGAATTAAAGTCATCTTATGAAGAGAAACTTGTAGAAGAGGTTTCTGAAATTAAGGAAGCTTTAACCGAAAGAATTGACTCCTATCTCGAATATGTTGCACAAGAGTGGATCGAAGAGAATACTCTAGCAGTAGAGAATGGACTCAAAACAGAAATGACCGAATCATTCCTTGAAGGAATGAAGGGTCTTTTTGAAGAACATTATGTAACTATCCCTGACGAAAAATATGATGTACTTAATAGTATGGTAGAAAAACTTGATGAAATGGAAAATAAACTCAATGAGCAAATTGATAAAAACGTTTCTCTTAATAAGAGACTCGCAGAATCAACTGCTGATGTAATCTTTGCAGATGTAACAGAAGGTTTAGCACTTTCTCAGAGAGAAAAGCTACAATCTCTCGCTGAAAAGATTGAGTTTGAAAGTGAGACAGACTATCGTGAGAAACTAGGTACCTTAAGGGAATCTTATTTCCCAGCTAATCCTGGTACTCAAAAGAAAGAACACTCAGAGAATCTATCTGAAGGTGTAGCACCTGCTCCTGAGTCTGGTGTAAGCAAAACGATGGAAGCCTACATGGCATCTCTAGGTCGTATTTCTAAAAAGTGATTTCTAAATTATAGTTCAAACTAAAACTTTTTTTAAAGAGGTTAAATTCAAATGCAAGCTCCTATTAATCAAGAGCATCTGCAGGAGAAATGGGCACCCCTTCTAGACTACGAAGGTCTTGATCCAATCAAAGATTCACATCGTAGAATGGTAACTGCCGTTCTTCTGGAGAACCAAGAAAATTCAATCAAGGAAGAGAAAGAATTCCTTAATGAAGCCGCTCCTACCAACAGTGTAGGTAATGGTGGTTATACAAGTTCAGGTGGACAAACCGTTGCTGGTTTCGACCCTGTTCTAATAAGTCTTATTCGTCGTTCAATGCCTAACTTGGTCGCTTATGACCTAGCTGGTGTTCAACCAATGAATGGTCCTACAGGACTAATCTTCGCAATGAGAAGTCGCTACGCTGCTCAAGACGGCACCGAAGCACTATTCAATGAAGCAGATACAGCGTTTTCATCACAGAACAATTCTGGAAACCTTTCCGATGGATTCTCTGGTGGATCAGTTGGTTTCGGTACTACTGGTGGTACTGGTCTTACTAACGCTTCTAACCCTGCTGCATTAAACCCACAAGGTTCACAAGGTGCTACTACCTATCCTGTTGGACAAGGTATGCGTACTGATAACGCTGAAGCTCTTGGAGATGCTACTGCGAACTCGTTCAACGAGATGGCATTCAGCATCGAGAAAGTAACAGTTACTGCGAAATCTCGTGCGTTAAAGGCTGAGTACTCACTAGAGCTCGCTCAAGACCTTAAGGCAATCCACGGATTGAATGCTGAAGCGGAATTAGCAAATATCCTCTCTACAGAGATTCTTGCTGAAATCAACCGTGAAATCATTCGTACAATCTATAAGGTTGCTGAGTCTGGTGCTCAAACTAACGTTGCAACTGGTGGTGCGTTCGACTTAGACGTTGATAGTAATGGTCGTTGGTCTGTTGAGAAGTTCAAGGGACTTATCTTCCAGATCGAAAGAGATGCCAACGCTATCGCACAAAGAACTCGTCGTGGAAAGGGCAACATCGTCCTCTGCTCTGCTGACGTTGCTTCTGCTCTAACAATGGCTGGTGTTCTAGATTACACACCTGCTCTTAACGCTAATCTTAACGTTGATGACACAGGCAATACATTTGCTGGTGTTCTTGGTGGTAAGTTTAAGGTTTATATCGATCCTTATTCTGCAAACGTTGCTGCTGATCAGTACTACGTTGCTGGATATAAGGGTTCTTCACCTTATGACGCTGGATTGTTCTATTGCCCATACGTTCCTCTACAGATGGTTCGTGCAGTTGGTCAGGACACATTCCAACCAAAAATTGGCTTTAAGACTCGTTACGGAGTTGTTGCCAACCCATTCGCTGAAGGAACAACTGTTGGTGCTGGTGCTCTTAGTGCTAATGCTAACCGTTACTACAGACGTGTTAAGGTTCAAAACCTCATGTAAGACGAATAAATATATTTGTCCATACAAAATAGACAAAGAGACTCTTTTCAAAGGGTCTCTTTTTTTGTCTAAATACACCAGGAGACCTGTGTTAAACTAATGGCATATACCTATCACATTAAAAGAAGTGCTGCACTAGACGATTATGATGTCTATTATGAAGGTGGAACCTCTTGGTCAGATGACTTCTCACAAAGAAAAAAATATACTGCACAAGCAACTGCAGAGGCTGTTTTAGTAAATACGGATGGAACTAATGGTGGATTTAATGGTGCTGTTGTAGTGAGAGAAGAGTAATCTAAATACATATAACACTTAATTTAAAAACATGAAACCTTTTACACCTCAAGAATTAAGAGAAGCACAAGAACGCACGAAAAAGATTACTGATTATCTGATACGTGAAGGATATGCTGAAAATAGTGATATGGCAGGAAATATCATTATGGGTATGAGTGAGCAATGGTATGAGCAAATTTTGAATGACTAAAAAATTTGATAGATTTATAGAAGAGGCAGCATCTAAACGTTGTCCTCCTGGAAAATATTATTGCTTCGATGAAAAGAAGTGTAAGAAGATTCCTCGTGGTTATCATGTAGGTGGTAGAGGATATCTAGAGCAGGATGAGGAAGAGAAAAATGGAAACGGAAATGCTGGTAATAATGCTGTGGACAGTTCTAATGGCAGCAGCAGCAGTGGGAGTAACGGGAACGGTAATGGCTCTAATGGAGGAGGATAATGACTAATGCATTTGCCAACCAGATAACCAATAGAAATTTTCTATCTCCTGCAGGGTTTCAATTTACTATTACAAAAGAACCAAAGGTTTCATTCTTTTGTACTAGTGCAAAGATTCCTGAAATGTTTTTTGAGACCACAATTCAACCAAACTATCTTAAGGATATTGATGTACCTGGTGAAAAGATTTCTTATGGTGATTTAATATTAAGATTTTTAGTTGATGAGGATTTAAAAAATTATATGGCAATTCACAACTGGATTACTGGTATTGGTTATCCAGAAACAGCACAAGATTTTAAAACAGAAACTACGGATGCATCCAATATAAGAGATATGAATCTCCAGTATAGTGATGGTAGTCTCTCAATACTCAATAGTAATTATAGAACTAATGCTATTGTAAAATTTAAGGATTTATTTCCAACAGGATTGACCTCTTTGGAGTTTGACACTTCAGTAACTGACATACAGTACTTTACAGCAGAGGCAACTTTTAAGTATACTGTGTATAATATACTAGCATCGGATGGTAGAACTCGCTTATAATTCGAGAGATAATGCAAATAATAAAGAAATGTGATATAATTACATTATAGTTAATTAAATTTTAAGTATGGCAAGCGAATCAGATTTAATAAGAAGATATACTGGTGCGTTTTCACCAGAAGAATGTCTACTGTTAAGAAGAGATATAGATCTTTTAGATAATACCAATATTCTGTATAATAACCAAGATGATGGAACAGATTTTAAGGATTATAATGTAAATAGGGGTCTTCCAAATAATATCCATTATGATATTGCTTCTACATCTCATATTGCAAGCAAAGCATTTCGTGGATTTAGACCTTGTGTTGAGGAATATTTAAAAACCTTTACAACATTAGGAAGATATGCACATCTATTGTATGATTGTAAAGTGAAAAAAATACCAGTGGGAGGTGGATTTCATAGATGGCACCATGAGAATGGACTCCTTGACTATGCTACAAGATCGTTTGTAGTTCAACTATATTTAAATGATAATTTTGAAGGTGGTGAGACAGAATTTTTATATCAAAATAGAAGAGAAAAAGCAGTGGAAGGTGATGTTCTAATTTTTCCTGCAGCATTTACGCATGTTCATAGGGGCAATCCACCAATAGGTAATGTGAAATATCTTATAAATTCTTGGGGCACGAGGTTACAGTCATCTTATGCATCTGCTGTAGGTTTATTTTCTCAAGATACTATGGGTAAGATGTAATATTATGAATCTTGATAAAATTCAGGAGATGTGGGAGCGTGATGCTGTCATTGATCCTGATAATCTACATGATGAATCTTTAAAAATTCCAGTTTTACACTCAAAGTATTATACAATCTATAATACTATTACTTTGATGCGTGAAAAAGCAAGGGATCAATATAGCAAGATAAAATTAGAAAGGTATAATTTTTATACTGGTAAGGCACCAGCAGAGGTGTATGTTGAAGAACCATTTCCTTATAAAGTTAGGGAAAAGGATGCAATACAGAGGCACTTAGATGCTGATGAAAGATTAAATCAAATAGATTTAAAGATTAGATATTATGATGCTACTCTAAAATTTTTAGAAGAAATAATAAAAAATGTATCTAATAGAACGTATCAAATTAAAAACGCTATAGAATGGAATAGATTCCAAGCAGGAATGTAATAAATAAATTTTTAACTGTGAGGGAAGGAGTCGAACCTTCAAGTCCCGCCAGCAACATCAGTTTAAGATAAACTGATTTATTTAGTCTATAAATATTTTTAGTGATGTTTAAATTTCATGACACATTTGATTATATCAAAAAAGAATGAGGTTTATCTACAAATAAAAGCAGAACCTCACATTTATTATGAATTAGCAGATCAATTTACTTTTGAAGTACCTGGTGCGAAGTTCTCACCAGCATACAAAAAGAAATTTTGGGATGGTAAGATAAGACTATTTAATACCCAAACTAGAGAAATATATGTTGGGTTATTGGATAGAATAATGCAATTTTGTAGAGATCACGAATATACTTCCGAATTTGTAGAAAGTAAATATTATGGTCTTCCTTTTGAAGTTAATGAAGGAATATCAAAAGAAGGTGTGAAAGATTATATGAATGCTATTTGCAAATATTCCCCTCGTCAATATCAAGTTCAGGGAGTATACGACGCTCTAAGACATAATAGAAAGTTGTTGATATCCCCAACTGCATCAGGAAAGTCTCTGATGATATATTCGATTGTGAGATATTTTGTTGAGAACAAGAAAAATACTCTGATAGTCGTTCCGACGACTTCCCTAGTAGAGCAAATGTATAAAGACTTTGCGGATTATGGTTGGGACGTTGGTTCATTTTGTCACAAGATATACGCAGGTAAAGAAAGAGAGACGGACTCTCAAGTCATTATTACTACTTGGCAATCAATCTACAAACTCCCCAGAAAGTATTTTGAGAGATTCTCTGTTGTGGTTGGGGATGAGGCTCACCAGTTTAAATCAAAGTCACTAATATCTATAATGACAAAACTTAGTGATGCCAAATATAGATTTGGATTTACTGGCACACTTGATGGAACCCAGACACATAAGTGGGTTCTTGAGGGATTATTTGGACCTTCCTATAAAATTATTAAAACTGACGAGCTTATGAAGAAAGGTCATGTTGCGACGTTAGATATTAATGTACTTCTATTGAAACACTCACCGAATAAATTTGAAACATTTGAGGATGAAGTTCAATATATTATTACTAATGATCGTAGAAATAATTTTATTAAAAATCTTGCTTTAGATTTAAAAGGTAATACTTTAATATTATTTGCTAGAGTAGAAAAACATGGAGAACCATTATATAATTTAATAAATAATAATAACATTATTGAAAATCGTCAAGTATTTTTTGTACATGGCGGTGTTGAAACCGAAGATAGAGAACAAATTCGTGATATTACCGAAAGGGAAAACAACGCAATTATAGTGGCATCTTATGGAACTTTCTCCACAGGAATTAACATTAAAAATCTTCATAACGTCATTTTTGCTTCACCTTCTAAATCAAGAATTAGGAACTTACAATCTATCGGAAGAGTCCTAAGAAAAGGTGATAACAAATCCAAAGCAACCTTATATGACATTGCTGATGATATTAGTTATAAGTCCAGAAAAAATTACACTCTCAATCATTTAATTGAAAGAATCAAAGTTTATAATGAGGAAAATTTCAATTATGATATAGTTAATATACCTTTTAAAAACTAATGGTCGATGAATTTTACGCAACAATTAAATTAATAACTGGAGAAGAAATTTTTGGTTTGGTTTCTGTTGAAGAAGATACAGAAAATCCTATAATATTAATTACTCATCCAGTTACAATAAAAATGATTAATGCTATTGAAGGTTCTATGGTTAAATTAAATACTTGGTTAAATGTACCAGGAGATGACCCAGTTGTTATTAAATGGGATAAAGTTGTTACTATGACAGAAATTAAAGATAAAGCAATTATTTCAATATATAATAATTACTTAGAAGATGAAAAATTTTATATAACTAAAGTTAGATCAGCAGATAATAACGTAAAAAATAAATTAACTGATAAGATGGGATATATATCAACTGTAAATGATGCCCGTAAGTATCTTGAAGGAATATATAAACAATCTACAAAGGATAGCTAATAGATCCCCTTCAACCCTCACAAAGGTATTCTACTTATAGATTAAGGTCTTGTCAAGCTCTTAAACTAGTGCTATAATAGATTCAACATTAAAAACAATGTTATGGCAAAAAAGAAATCAGAACACTATGTAAATAATAAAGAATTGTTAGAAGCATTAATTGTTTATAGAGCAAAAGTTGCGGAAGCAGCAGAACTTGGAAAACCTAAACCTAGAATTACAAATTACATTGGTGAATGTTTTTTAAAGATTGCTACACATTTATCTTTTAAACCAAACTTTGTTAATTATATGTTTAGAGAAGATATGATATCTGATGGTATAGAAAATTGTGTGCAGTATATTCATAATTTTGATCCAGAGAAATCTAGAAATCCATTTGCATATTTTACACAGATTATTCATTATGCTTTCTTGAGAAGGATTCAAAAAGAGAAAAAACAGTTAGAAATTAAAACAAAGATTATTGAACGATCAGGATTTGATGAAGTTATGGTCGTAGATGATACTGCTCTTTCTGGTGCTAGTTCTGATTATAACACTATTAAAGATAACGTACAATATAAGTCTTCCAATAGATAACAATGGCAATTGATGACGATGTAAAAATTTCTATCAACCTTAACAAGTTGGTAGAGGCAAGGGCAAAACTCTTAACTCAGTACGAAGATTACTCAAAAGCAGTAGCAACTGGTGAGTATCTTGATGAAGAGGACATAGATAGAATCGCAGTCAAACTGAGAGAGACTATCACTTGGGATGCACTTTGGTTTATGGTAGATGGTGCAATACTAGATTATATGGGTTTAAAAAATCCAAACAAACCTAATTATGGTGAGAGAAGTATTGAAACCATTGAACTAACAATGGAGAAGGAAAAGAAAGAAAGAGAGAAGGAGTTTAAGAAGAATTTCAAGATGGTTAAATTAGAATCACCATCATGGACAATTGAAGTTCCAGTACGTAAATAATGAAAGTAGCAATAATAACTGAT